CAGCAAAGGACTCGATAGTATACCAAACCAAGACCATCACAAACTCAATACGGGACAAAGCTCTTGAGAATATCCTTAAGGCGGATATCTCTACCAGGGACAGACAGGTAGACTCACTGAAGTCTGCTGTTCGCAATTCGCAAATCGCAAACAAGGAACTTAAGGCGGACCTAAGATGGATGACGCTAAAGTTTTGGATCCTGTTTGCAGCAGCGCTTGTGATCATATTTAGAAAACAGATAATAAAATTAGCAGGTGGCTTTATTTAAAGTAATGGCAGCAAAGGACGGTAAGCACGCTTGGAAGGCTACCGGCACCAACCCGGAGACGGGTCGGGAGATTACCCTTAAGGGTGGTGAGGCAAAGCACAGGGGGAAGTGGGGTACCAAGGGCGGTAAGACCGAAGGTCAGGTGAAAAGCTACTTCGCAAGGCATGCAAAGAATGATAGTCCTAAGGGCTATATAAACGATAAGAATTGGAGAGACGGTTCCCAGATTGGCAAAACCGTGAACATCCCTAACAATAGGTTCTGATGGATATAAATGACGTACACCGGGTAATACTGTTTGTTCTTGACAAGGACCATAATGGTTATGTATCTCACGAAGAGGTCGATGACATTTTGGACCGGTCACAGATGGTATTGTTTAACCAATACTTCAACAACCCAAAGATACCTGCCACAGCTCAGCCACAGATATACTCAGAGAACCAAAGGATACACGACAGCTTAGCGCCATTCAAAGAGAAATATACCTTCCTGACAACCGATACTCCTGCAGGGGTGCTTACGCTTCCTGCCGGATTCATGCACTTGCTAGGTATGTATACGTCTGTGTACAATTCTACCCTGGCGAGGAATGTTTACTCGGGGGTACAGGTGCTTAACGAAGAGGAGTTGATTGAGCGTTTGGAGTCCCAGGTGATTCCGGTAAGTGCTGACGATCCGATTTGCATCATGAACAAGCAGAACAAGATTCAGCTGTTCCCGGAGACTGCACAGTCTGGCGCAGTGTTCTACTTGAGGAAGCCGGTAAAGCCTGTATTTGGTTATACCACATCAGGTCGTACACTTACCTACAGCTCGGGGGCATCTACTCAGCTTGAGTGGAAGCAGTCCGACATTCAAAATATTATAGTAATCGCCTTATCATATTTAGGAATCAACCTTTCTAGTGCTGAAGTAGTTCAGTATGCTGAAGGTAAAATAGCACAAGGACAGTAATGGCAACTACAAAGGCAAAAATATCAGAACAAATCCAAAGGATGATTGCGGGAAACCCAATCATCAGTGGACGTATTCATAGAAACGACATCAGGCTTTTGGTGGAGCAGGTTGCCAATCAGTTGTTGAAGGCGGACTACTTCGCTGTAAACATTCTTGAGGGTGATTCAATGCCATCAAATTGCATGGTGTTTACTTACGACAATGTTCCTGTCTCGACATATAAAACTACTAAGAGCAGGGCTATACTTCCTGCTATACCGATTAGTCTTCCAAGGAATATGGGTGTACTCCATGTTTCTAAGACTGATGCCATCGATGAACCTTTTGTTCCGATCCCTACGTCTATGTATGGGATTATTAAACCACAGGATCTTTTAGGGGATCTGTCCGGTTTGATAGGGTATGAGGTTGTCGGTAGGGATATCGTGTTCACAAAGAATCTTCCAGGTCTAAGCATAAACAGTGTTTTTATCAGGTTGGTTGGCGTTGATCTTTCTCAGTTGACAGACTATGACTTATTGCCATTGTCAGCAGATATGGAGGCCCAGGTGGTGCAGCAGGTGTACGCCATCCTGGTTCAAACTCCTCCTGCTGACAAGGCTCAAAACATAAACGACTAATGAAACTATACACTCTTGACAACTTAGTAAGGAGCACACTTGCCTCGAGAGGCTACAGTATGCATTGGTATTTGCAATTTTTGCATTATGGTGTGCAGGCTCTTCGTGAGATAAACTTTGACGTTATTCAAAATGTCAAGAGTGTTAGACTTCCAGTTAACTCTTACAAGGCGGTAACCCTGCCATGTGATTATGTTGACTACGTCAGGATAGGGAACGAGTTCGGTCAGTACATAATGCCATGGGCAGAGCGTGATGACATGAGCAGGATGAACAAGTTTGACGCACAAGGTAACAAGATACCCTATGGAGACATCGAAGCTACAAATGGCATTCTACCCAATAACTGGGAAGGTTTCTGGTACACTAATTATATTAACGACAAGGGCGAGCATCTTGGAAGAATCTTTAACAATAAGCCGTCTTTTAGAAACTCTTTTGCGGTCCTCAGAGAAAGAGGCGAGATACAACTAGACACCTCATACGATGGTGCTGAGATTGTACTCGACTACATTACTGACGGCATTTCTACTAATGCTAGTAATGCTGTGCACCCGTATGCGTCCGCATCTATCGAGGCGTATATCAACTGGAAGCACAAGGAGCATGGAAGACAATACGGTCCATCTGAGAGGCAATTGGCTCGGGAGGAATATTACAACCAACTGAGAGTGCTAAGGGGCAGGATTAATCACATGGATGTACAAGACATTCAAAGGAGTTTGGCTAGAAATTACGGACCTACTATACGCAATTGATGATCAGTAAAAAACTATTTACAGGCGGGATTAATTCGGATGACGCTGATATACTCGTTGACCCCAAGGAGTATTTGAATGCGCTCAACATCCGTTTTGCAACTACCGAGAGTGGCAAGGTGGGACAGCTTTCTAATGTGGAAGGCAATACCTTGAAAGCAACAACTGTGAATAGTGTGGGCACTCAAATTGCCTGGACATTACCTGCCGGTACCAATACTACTATTGGCGCAATAGAGGATACCCCAAACAAAAGGATATTCTTCTTCAATAAGAATGTACCTACAAGCGGTAGTCCTAAGCATGGCATCTATTGCTATGATGCGGATACAAGTTTGGTGTACAACGTACTGCTCAGCGACCAGGTTGAAGGTGGGTTAGGGTTTTCAGAAGACATCCACTCTATCGCCATTATAGATAATCTCCTGTACTGGACAGATGGCGTTAACCCTCAAAGAAGAATCAATGTCGATGCAGGGATAAAGTCAAACCATTCTACATACGTAACTACAGTTGTTCCATACACCTCTTTGGTTGTTGGTTCTTTCACTGTTGGCGCAAACTACACCAATGGAACCGCCACATATGTATTGACAGGTGGTAGTGGTTCGGGGGCTGAAGCATCTATAACTGTAGCCAACAACGTTGTAACTTTTGTTAGGATAGTAAACCCTGGTAGGGGATATTTAGTGGGTGATGTATTAACAGCATCTATACCAGGAGGCGCAGGATTCAGTTTAACAAACGCTGGTATATCACAATCTGTTATCAGCTTAGCAAGAAACAAGCCGTGGATACCTCTTGCCATTGAAAAGAAAGATAACGCAGGGTATGCGAATAACTTTATAAAGAACGAGGCATTTGAATTTGCCTACAGGTTCTTGTACAGGGACTACGAGTACAGCACATTTTCTCCGCTGTCAGAACTTGCCAACTACAACACACTAAACGAAACGACTAAAAAATATATTGAGGTAATAATACCTTCTGGTCAGAAGATTGAGCAGGATGTTATCAAGATAGAGATAGCTGTTAGGTTTGTTGTGGGTGGTGCATATAGTATTGTCAAAACTTTCGACAACAAAACCGATTTTGAAATCCACAACTCAGGGGCAACAACTCCTTTGAAGTTTGATTTCTACAATGATGCTGTAGGTCTTGCAGTTTCTAACGACCAATCCTTCAAGCCGTTTGAGGCTATACCGTTGAAATCTGAAACGCTAGAGATTGCAAGGAACAGACTGTTCTTGGCAAACAATACTGATGGGTACGAAGCGCCTAAAACAACGTCCCTAGACAAAGCTATAGTTGAAGGAGGAGGAGCAACCTACTATGCACTTTGGACAGTCATAAATTATATTACTTTCCTGGATCAGCCTGGGGACAGTTTGATATTGTACATAGGTAACATTGGCGCAGCTAGTGGTTACTACTATGCAACAGTGTACAATGAAATGCAGAACCCGCCATCTACGGTGGACTTCACTATAATGACCAAGGTTGGTGATACTATCCAGGATATTCAGGCTTCTGGCGAAATACCTATTAAAGAGTTTATAAATGCAGTGACAATACCTGGTGCTGTAACGGTTCAGAATGCACCTGCTAGTCCTAGTATTGCTAATGATACTGCATACAAAAGCGATTCATCTTACAGGCTTGGTGTTGTATTCTATGATGACCTTGGTAGGAATAGTGGTGTTGTCACAAGGGATGACCTAAAGGTTGTTACGCCAGACAGGACTTATTCTGCTGTGTCATACTATACAGGGATCAGCTGGACATTGAGCAATGTGAGTGCAGAGTCAGAGATTCCTGCATGGGCAAAGTACTACTCAATAGTGATGACCAAGAATCTTAGGACATCATTCTTTTTGCAGTCCAGGGTGACCACATTAAAGTGGGTAACTAAGAATACCAATGGTGAGTATGTAATACAAAATAGCTACGATCCAACACACTTTGGTTTAGCTGTTGACATATCGGCTTTGGTTGGTATTGGATATGGTTATAAGTACCAAGAGGGCGATCTGATCAAGATATACCCACAGACCGGAAACCCTGTGACATTGTCTGTCAAGGATGAGTTTGGTAGCAATATAATCTGTGACAACAGTAGTGTATCTGGTACTGCTCTTTATGAAATATTTACTCCTTATATTCAAAATATCAATGAGCCGTATTTTGAGCGTGCTCAGGTTTACCCTGTACTTAATCCTGGTAAATCCAACAGGGCGTACACAGCTATAGCTGGTCAGATTAAGGGGGACATAACAATAATGCAACGGACTGCCGGAGTATCTACTTACAGTACCGAGGCAATGTCTCCATCAGATCTTAACTGGAGGAACTGGAACACCAATGCAGGTAGGAGCAATATCGTAATAGACGCTAGAACTGCAAATAAAAGGACAAGCGTATCTTTTTCAAATGTCATTGTACTTGGTTCTCAGACCAATGGTTTGTCAACATTTGAAGTTTTTGATCAGACGCAATTACCATACGAGCTAAGCTCAATTCAGAAGCTTCAGTTAGTTAGTAAGATAGAGGCAGAGGGAACAATCATGCTTGCCATTGGCGAGCAAGAAACCGCATCTATGTACTTAGGAGAGTCTCAGGTGTTTGACAATACCGGATCTTCCTTCCTTGCGAAAAGCTCGGGGGTTATAGGTAATGTCAACGTATTGAGAGGATCATACGGAACCATCAACCCGGAGAGTGTTGTCAGGTATCAGGGTAATGTGTATTGGTTTGACGCAAACAAGGGAGCTGTTGTAAGCTACTCACAGAACGGACTGTTTCCAATCTCATCAAACAAGATGTTTAAATACTTCCGTAAGGTTGGCCAAGACATCTTGACTAAGAATCTGAAGTTTTTTGGAGGGATAGATCCATACCATAATGAGGTGTTGATGTACGCTCCAAGGAAATCAGCCATCCCTGAGGGAGCAAGGTTATTGGATATGGAGATTGCTTCTAGCTCATACTCATTTACTACAATCAATCCTACCTCAACTATAGTGGTACAGGGAAGCGCTTCTTATACGTTTACAGGTAGCGCTATTGGTCCTAACCAATCTGTTGTGACAGGTTCTACTGGTGCTGTAACATACTCTTATTCCGGCACCGGTGCTACCACGTATGGTCCAACCGCAACTAGGCCAACTCAAGCTGGGACTTACCAGGTGGTTGCCACAGTTGCTAGTGACGGTATTTATAATGCAGCTACATCGGCTCCATTCCCATTCTCTGTTCAAGTGGCGCTTCTTCCATCTACAATTGCAGTAGTTGGTGTGTCCTCTTACACTTTCACTAGTGGTCAGTTAGGACCTAACCAGTCCGTGGTTACCGGATCTACCGGTGCTGTTACGTATTCGTATGTGGGTGTTAGTGGAACAACTTACGGACCAAGTACTACTAGGCCTACTCAGGTTGGTAGCTATAGTGTTACAGCCACTGTCGCCAAGGACGCAACATACGACACAGCAACGTCTGCTCCTTTCCCATTTGCAATTGCTGAAGCATTCGTATTCGATGCCGACTACATGTTGTTGACTTATCAGTTTACTGATGGATTAGACCTCGATACAAGAACTCGTATTGTAGTTCCTGATATTGGACAGGATGCTCAGACTAAGTATGTTGGATGGGGAGTGAGTTCTGTATGGCCTGCCACAGGAACGCCAATATTGGATTGGGGTGGCGATAACACGGGCACCGGCTTTGAATCTGTATTGATCAATGTGGCACAACTGAAAGCTCAGTATCCATCTGCAACAAATATGATAGCTGATCTTAGGGCGTTCTGGTTCAATACACAAGGATTCAACCCGGTGAATGTAGCAGCAACTTTGTGGAAGGGTGGCACTCCTGTCAAACAAGGGGGAGGTGGCAGTCCTGCATACAGCTTTACCAACCCGACAGCACAGTCAACATTGAACATTAGTTCTGTTGGTAAGGTTATCACGTCATTAGGATTGCCAAACAAGTCCCAGAGTTCGGGTGACCGTGTGGCAACATTGACATATAACCTCCAGACAAATACTGGTTCATTTAGTACAACAGACACAACAACACCTAGTGTATGACAATAAAAGAAGCAATGGCTTTCGTGTACAGCACTCTTGGAGATGTTGTGCTGGTAGAGCGAGACGAAGACAGAAACATATTCAGCTCGGGAGCTGGGCACATGGTTGTCATCATGGATGGTGATAACGGTTTGTACAGTCCTGTATTTCAAACCCTAGAAGAAGCACAAGCATGGTTGCCTCAATAAACATATCAGTAACAGAAGGTAAGGAGTACAAGGTGACAGCACCTGCTGGGATTACTGTCAAGTATAATGGCGAGACGGTGACCTCCACATTTATTGCTGTCGCTAGCGTGAACCAGATCCTATTGGTTTCAGAGTTTGTACAGAGTGGACAGATTCAGGTTATTGAAATAGTTCGGGGGTATTACGATGCTTATGATGCGCAAGGCGGGGTATGGGCATATCAACCAAGCCTAGACAAATGGACTAGCCAATACAGCTTCAGACCTGAGTGGATGACACTGGTAGGGAATCGGTTGGTTTCTTTCAGAGATGGCAGACCTTATATACATGACAACGCTACCAGGAATACCTTCTATGGGCAGGCATATGATTCAGTGGTGGCCTTCAACCACAATGAGGCTGGTAATGTAACCAAGGCATATTTGACTGTATCGGTAGAGGGATCTAAGCCGGACATAGTTCACTCCCGAACTGAGGTGCCGTTCGTTCAGAGCTCAGACATAAGGCTTGATGAGTTCCAGGTAACAGAAGGTGTTAACTATGCCGGTATTCTAAGGGATAGGTTAAGCCCCAACGTATCTGGATCCTATGAGCAGAAGTTACTTAAGGGGGACAGGATGCGTGGCGAGATTGGTAAGTTCCAGGTAAACTACACACTACCCACAACAGAGAAGAATCTTAAGCTTTTCAACATAGGTTTCAACATTAGCCGGGGTCACAATACCATACCCCAAAATGGAGAATAACTCACTATAATAGAGATAACTTTGTAAATATGAACCCACTATCAGCAATAGGAGGAGCCGCTCAGATAGGCACAAGCATATTCAACATTTTCCAAGGAGCGAAGATGATGAAGGATGCCAAGAAGATTAAGCCGGACTATTTCGGTATTGATGATTCTAGGCTTAAGGGCATGGAGAGTCAGTACGCCAAGGATATGCTTGGTCGTGCTCAAAGTCAGCTTAATGCAAGAATGCCTGGTGCTGCAGCTCGGGAGAGACAAATCCAGGGCGCAAGAGCAGGTACTCAAGCTGCCATAGCTAGGGGAGCAGTTGACCCAACCATGGCCATGCAGGCAATGCTTGCTTCTCAGGCGCAAGGTGACGATCAGATCAACAATCAGTTCATGATGGAGAATCAGTTCCAACAGCAGAGGGAAGCTAACCTGATGAACGCCCAGGGTGTAATGATTTCAGAAAGGGATAAGGCGCTGCAGGAAAAGAATATGAAGTACCAAATGGACATGTCTCAGAAGAATGCGCTTCGCAGTGCAGGACAGCAGACTATTTCAAGCGCAGGTAGTTCGTTGGCTGGTTCGTTTATGGGCCTAGGTGCGCAGAAAGACGCTAACAATAGAGCTGCTATGAATTATTTCGCATCCATGATGGGATAGTAAAACTTGTATAAATGTTTGAATTACCTAAAGCAATAGAAACCGATACGACACCTGTCAAGCTTCTCTATCAAGCTGCAGAAAATGCTCGTGCAGAACAGCAGCAGATGATGCAGTTGGCTATGAAGAATGAGCAGACCAGGCGTGAAGCGTTTGGTGGTGCACAGAAACAGCTATTCGATATTGCTAGTGCTCAGAATGTTCCTGCCGAGGTACAGCGCCAAATCCTTACACAGGGTCTCAACGAACTCACAAACCTTTACAAGAACAGGAAGGATGTAAAGAGTGGCGATTTTAGTATGATGGCAATGAATACCCTGGTCAAGGCAAAGGGTGACTCAACAGCATTCCAACAGTATCTAGGTGGCGGAGAAAAGTTTATTGCAGACCTGAAAGAGAAAGGATATGATGAGGTAAATCTTAAGACAGCTTTATCTAATAGTATGTTTGACGAGCAGATGGTTAATACTCCTGCAGGTCAGCAAGTCGTTCGTGTACCTAAGGATCCTACAAAGCTTGGAGATCCGCTTCAGTTTTTAGCTAAGGAAGTTGATGACAATAACAAAAAGTATTTAGATCGTACGAAGTCAAGCAAGCAGTTGCAGACAACAGTCAGTGATTACAAGCCTGCAGAGTATAAGTTTACTGATAGCCAAGACTTGACAGGCAACAAGACTGTAAAGGTTTCATATACTGAGAAGTCATATCCATGGACAAGAACTCAAGAGATTAATCAGAGTGGTCAGAAGGTAAAGATAAATGTGCTTGATACGGAGACTGAGGATATTGGAGGACAGAAAGTGCCAATCCTTTCCAAGAAGGCATACGAGTTTTTTTCAAGGAATCCCAACATCACTGTTGCTAAAGAGGTAGATGCTATGGGTACTGACTATATTGATGATCACAACAGAAAGCTTGGTATCAATCCTCAGCAGATAACAGCTGAAAATTTCAGCCAAATAGCTGAGCAGTTCCCTGGTGCTATCAATCCTTTTGATAACGGGAACAGGATGATCTTCAGCAGGCTGGCATTAACCAAGATGCTTGACCCGCAGTTTGGAAAGTTTGGCGATCCTAATGTTACAATCGATAGGGCTAAGCCTAACGTAACCAATGTATACAGCAATAATGAACTGTATACTAGGACAGGTACCTTAAGACCTGAAGCGAAGTTCCCTACTACATGGGCGCAGATTGTCAACCAAGATAGGGAAATCATGACCATCGCTGATGACGTTTCGTTTCAGTTCGGGGGCAAAACTCTTACAGGTAAAAAGACAGGTGACAGGGCTCAAGGTCAAATCATCAAGGATAACGGTAAGAGGGCGACAGTGCTGTCAAGACCTGAAGAACCGGGTGTGATATATGTGGCAGAGATTGAGGATAACGAGATTACAGATAACGTGATAAAGTTGTCAGGGAAGGAAGCTATTGACTACGGAGCAAAGATATCAGGAGCAAATGGATCAGACGTTAAGACCTTCAATAAATTATACTCTAGCTCTACCAAGACTGTTGTCCCAATGAGTGACGCTGACAAGGCGAATGTTTCAGTCAATCTGAATCTTCAAGCAGAGAAAGAAGAAGGTAAGGCATTGCTTGGCTCTGCTAGTCAGATTAGAGCATTGGGTGCAGGAGAGACAAAGAACATCAACAACGCTAGGGTAAAGTTGAATGGTAAGGAAGTAGTGATTAAAGCTATCCAAAGGATAGATGGGACTCTATGGAAATCTCCAGTTGAGGTTACACTACAGGATGGAAGTAAGATGACATTTGATAGTAGAGACGAGTTTATAAATACCCTAATACAATCAAACAAATAATTCATGCCGGATCCTATTTTAGATTTGATTCTTAGACGCAAGGCTGCTAAGGGTAAGTTGAATAATCAGAGCTCACAGACTGTGACAATGATGTCTCCAGCAATTTCTGATGACGAATCATCGCAGACTAAGCTTGACTTGTTTGATATTGACAGAAAGATATCTATGCTAGGGTATAACCCTAACGATGCAGAACAAAAGCTTGGAGACCTTCCCGACAATACTCCTGATTTCTTAGTTCATGATTTGTTGAATATAGAGAATCCTGTTGATTTAATTAGGAAGAAGGCTGCTATAAAATGGCAAGCACCTTTAGTCAAAAGTGTTGAAAGCATACTAGACCCTGCCCTTAGGAGTAAGGCAATGGAAGAGTTCGACTATATCTACAAGGGCATTACTGGTGCTAAGGGTGAGAAATCAAACTACTATCAAAACGCCATCTCAAGTACTAAGGCAGCTGTTGACATTATAAACAAATATAATGGCAGTGGTGACAAGGATGAAATGCTTGAAAACCTTAGAATTAATTCAGAGTATGGATTGGCTCAATCATTGATGCAAGATCCATCTGCACAACAACGCTGGGCAGACATAGGTCTTAATCCAATTCAAGGGATTGCCTTAGATATAAAAGAACTGTTCAGCCCGGAAGGAAAAGGTTACAAGGAACAGGTTGTAAAAAAAGCTGTTTTGCCTGAGGCAATAAGCGAGCAGAATTTCAAGAAGGCTCAGCTTGAGCGTGAGGGCATCAGCATCCTTGGAAAAGAGATAGACTATCTTCTTGAAAGCAAGTCAGGTGCCGTAAAGAAGGCAGACGAATTCTATAAGCAGAACGAGGGTAAGCTTGCTGAGCTGGGTGAACTTATCAAGAAAGATTCAAAGCTTTCTGAGGAGATGAAGCAAAATCTTACTGGATTTCATACAGAATATAAGCAGGCGATTGAAGGCAAGGATGGAGATGTATTTATCAGTCCGTACAACTTTGATGTGCTCAAGGCAAAGGTCGAAGACAAAACTGCAAATGCATCTGAGGTTCGTGAGTATAACAATCGTGTAGGCAAACTTAATCAAATAGTCTCCAAATACAAAGGAGACTTTGATGCTGCCAAAGAAAACAATGTTGAGCAAAACTCGGCTGTTCGTGAGTACAACAAGATTGTAAATAAAATCCAAGAATCCTATCAATCAGTAAAGGACACGGGTAAGCTTTCTGCATGGGCAGAATACCTAGCCAAACAAAAGGGTACACTTGGTGAAAGGTATCCTGAGTACAAGCAACAGGAGTTAGAAGGACTAGTTAAAGATATTGCAGGTGATAATGTTGGTCTTGGCAAAAAGACTGTATTCCGTTATGCAAATTCTATAGGTGCAGAAACTGTTGATGCAATCCGTAAGGTATGGAACAACCTGACAATATGGGATGGCGATAAGCTGAGAGATGTAGAGATGGGTGATGCATATCGTAGGCGTATTGAGGATGTGATTATGGGATACGAGACAGGAACTCAAATGGTGAAAGATGAGCGTACTGTAATACCTGTAGTGCAGAAGGATATCCAAGACGAGCTGAATAAGATTAAGAACAGCAATCTGTCTGAAGAAGAAAAGTATCAGCAGAACTATAAGATAGTCTCAAAAGCATTTGACGATAAGAAGGTACAGTATGTAGCCAATCCAAAGTATGGCAAATACAATATAACAGCGGATTCCGTCTTGAACACCGTGTCTAGTATGTCAGCACAATTTGTTGGTCAGATGGTGCAAACATATTTGGGAGGTGGATTTGGAAACGTATCAAAAGCCAGGAGGTTGCTCACAAGGGGCAGCACTGTCTTCGGTCAGGTATTTGGCAGAGAGTATGACTTAGCTGTACAGCGTGGTGATTCAAACCCATTTGAACAAGCCTCGACAAAAGCTGGTATTGAGATGCTGAGTGAGTTTGTTTTTGATGACGTTGAGTTTGTCAAGAAAATGTCTCCTGCATTCGCAAGGATTGCAGGTGATATGAGTCAAGCTGAATGGAAGATGCTCACGTCTGGCAAAATAAAAAGCAACATAGGTAGGGAAATTGCTAGTTCTTTAGAAGCTCTTTTTAAAGAAGGTACTGTTGAAGAGGGTCTAGCGCAGCTCGGGGGGAACTTTGCAGACAAGTATATGTTCGGTAAAGACAATGATATCACAGAGGGTCTTGACGTAGCAGTGCTTGCAGGTACTATAGGTTTTGCACCAATGGCACTCATAGGCCTTCCATTAAAATACAGATCAGCCAACATGAGTGACAAGCTCATGATGTACCAAGCAGGGTACAAAGCTGACCAGGTTATCGAAGAGCTGAATCGCCAGGTTGGTTATGGCGCTATAACTGCCGAAGAGGCGAAGCAAAGGATAGAGGCTGTAAAGACCATGAAGGAAGTTGTTGGCGGTATGAGTATGTACGATGCCAATGGCAAACCACTTACAGACAATCAGAAGGCACAGTATGCCTGGAACGAATACACCAAGATCAAGGCCAAGAATATTGAGAACTTACCTGAGCAGCAAAGACAAGAGGTTGAGCAGGTAGCTGCAGAAGCAGATCAAAGTAGTAGTAACATCTTAAACGGTACAGACAATGCCACTTATGAAAGCACAAGGCCCATGCAAGGAATGCCTGCAGAAGGCGGTAGCGTACAACCTCAAGCAACTGTCGAAGGACAACAAGAAGAAGGACAAGCCACGCAGCCGACAGCAAATGTTGGCTATAGCGATGGCAGCGGCCAAGAGGTAGACATTGCGGAAGTTCCGCAAGGATTGACAGCTATTGCTACCAAGGTGATAGGCGATGCAATCAACACTGCCAAGTCCCTGGTCAAGACCGGGATTAAGGTAAGGGTATTCCAAAACCAAGAGGACTTTGAAAGAGAATCTGCTAAGCTCGGGCAACAAGCTCGGGGGCAGGGTGTTTTCATGTCCGATGGTAAGCAGGTCCTGATCAACCTGTCAAAGATTAACGAGGTTAAAGACTGGGGTATTGTATGGCATGAAGGTGCTCACCCGGTTATGAATATATTACGCAACACCAATACACCGTTGTACGATAAGATGGCAAAAGGCTTTACTGCTTTGGCCAAACAGGGTGGTGTGTTTGCTCAGGTTGCGAAGTGGGCAAAGGGAGATTACAATGGTGCAGCATCTGATGTACAAACAGATGAGGCCATGGTTGAGACCATTTCATTGCTTGGCGATGGTAGGATTAAGTTGGCAGATATCCCAACAAGTTTCCGTCAGCAGGTTATTGATTTTGTCAACCAGGTGGCAGACTTCCTTGGTCTTGGTCAGATGTCAGACACTAGTGAAAGGGTGTTCATTCAGAAGGCTTCTCAGATTGCAGGAGCTCTCCGCTCGGGGGAAAGCATTGAGTCTGTGGTAGGTGCTGAGAACGTAGGCATGACTCAGAATCCGTTTGCTCAGAAAAGAGACCAGATTACATCACAGCTACGTGACAGGTCGAGTTTTGATTTCTTGCAAGGGGATGCATTAAGTGTACAATCTGAGAATCCAAACAATATATACAATGCTATCAAGTTTGCCGATGAGTCAGGCTTTGATAAAAACATAGACTTCAAGCTTGCTCTTCAAGAAAGGTTTAATACCCACTTGAAAGAACTTAAGAAAGCTTATGGTAAGGATTTTGAGCCCCTGCAATACAATGAGGCTGTGAAGAAATTCTACGTAGATGCCATTAGGGAGGAAGCTAAGAAGGGTATTCAAGATCACCCTGAGGCTATAGGTTGGTATGACGAAAAGACAAGGAATGCTTTGTCGATCATATCTCTGATACATCCTGAGATTGCTACAAACATAGATGACCGTGCTGCATTTATTCTTCCATTAGCTATCACTTCAAATGGCAACCTTGTTGACAAGAACTTTGAATACGCTCTTGATCAGTATGAATACTTCAAAGCAAATAAAAGGTACAATGCAAAAGGTGAGTTTGGGGCACAGCAATCCGGTATCATTGCTTCATTAAATCTAATGAATGCAATCCTTGATGCTGGAATAAGTATGGAGGATTTGACAGATTACTTCACCACTATGCACAAGGCTGGTAATCTTAAGTTCAAGATCAAGTCCGGAGGCAAGTCAAAAGACGTAGATCTTTCTGGAGGGGAGCTAGTAGATGAGGATGTGTTTGGTGCTTCAATCTTAGGTCCTAAGATAGGTAATGGATTCTACATGAACTTGTGGGGTGAGTTTAATCAGCTTACTATGGACAGGTGGTTTATGAGAACCTGGGGTAGGCTTGGTGGAACACTGATTGACTATGACAAGGGTCTAGTAAACGAGAATAAGAAAAGGCTTAGTGATGCATTGTCTGCAATTAAATCAGACCCTGAGTCGAAGAAGATACTGAAGGATGTGGTCGGATCCACTTCTGGCATGTCTGTTACTGACTTAGCGAATACCATCAAAAAGATATCTGCAGACAAGGTATCTCGGAGTAAGCTGACGAACAATCCGCTTACAAACGAATTAAGGAAAGCTTCAAATACGCTTGTTGGAAACATGCTTGGAGAGGTGGAGCTGCCACGTCATGGAACAGAAAGAAAGTTCATAAGGGAAGTGTTCCGTGATGTTCAAAAAAAGCTTAAATTAGAGGACAATATAGATATCACTATTGCTGATCTTCAAGCGGTGTTGTGGTATCCCGAAAAGATATTATACGACTCATTCCAGAAAAACAAAACATTTGAACAAAATGCAGCAAGATATCAAGAAGGATCAGCCCCAGACTATCAAAATGCAGCAGCAGATCTCGCAAGAGGAAGAGGATACACAGATGTCCAAATACAGGATAGTATCCGAAGAGGACAATCCGTTAGATTCTCTGACACCAGAGGAGATGCAGGAATTAGCCAAGCAGATCGCACTCAGAATAAAGAAAGAATCTTCGGGGTCGTAAAGGACTTCAAATCTAAAAATGAAGTATCTCAAGAACGCAACTCATCTGTATTTGCAGCACCGTTCTACGACCTGTCCCTGCGGGATCAGCCTGGTAATTTTACCACCAAAGCGGACGAAGCTCGGGGGACAGAAGCATATCAGCAGTACGAGAATGATATCAAGGAAGTTGCTCAGCTTCTTGGTATAAACCTAGAAGATGTTGAGAATCTTATTGGCGGTTTTGAAAACGAGCAGGGCAAGAAGATAGTTGAAGTTGCAGCCAAGAGTAATATTGAGGTTGATGATTTCAATAAGGCGATTCAGTTCGCTGCTATCCTTGGAGCGATTGCACCAGAGACTCAGGAGTCTACCATTGCAGCAAGGTATGTAGAAGATGATACGCCTGACCATAACGCAGACGAGTATGTCATCCAGGTTAGTGATCCGGATCTTGCGATACAAGCGCTTACAGACATTGGGGTGTACAACTTCAGTGTTAACGAAAAGACAAATGAGGTAACCCTACTCAATATTTTTGCCTACCCAACCGAGAATATTAAAGGTATAGTCAATAACTTTGCGTCTAAACTTAATGAATATGGAGTTGAATACACCCCTGCAACCAAGTCAGCCATCCAGTCCGAGTACATCGACTACAACAGAAGGCAAGACATTATTTCAAATATTTCAGGAGATGCCGTATACGGACAAGCGGGGCAAAGGCTTCGTGATGTCATCGCCAATGCAAGGCAAAGGAATGAACAGTTCATCAAACAAAAGCAAGGACAACAAAGAAGATCAGCCGCTGTAACAGCTGAGATGGATTCTATAGTAGCTGATGCCAAAGCTAACGGCACCTACTTAAAAGCCCCTAACGGTAACGATACAAAGCTTACCCCCGATCAGTGGGCAACTACACGTACACAGAATTTCAAGAATTGGTTTGGCGATTGGGAGAATGATCCTGCCAACTCATCCAAGGTTGTGGACGAGAACGGTGAGCCGTTGGTTGTGTTTCATGGCACTGATAATACCTTTGATACTTTTGTCCCATCTACTGCACAGGGATGGGGTAATGGCATTTACTTCACTGACAACAGGGAGCAGACTTCTGAGTTTGGGAAGAACACCGTTGAAGGATATCTCAGCATAAAGAATCCTATCACTAGTTCAAACTATTACAATACAAAGGAGGCTGTAAAAGGTACGAAAGCTTGGAGCAGTGCCACAGCTAGTCAGAGGAAAAGGTGGAATGACGAAGAGCTTGAGCTTGATTTTGATGATGCATTCCAGGAAGATATAAATCTATTGAATGCTGCTTGGAAGGAGCTCGGTTTTGATGGAATCATATTTGAAGGTAGCAATAGTATTGACGGTATTGAATATGTTGCTTTCAATGCAAACCAAATCAAGTCTTCTACAGATAACTCTGGTGCATTCAGCACTACAGATAATAGAATACAAGAGAGAAGGTCTGCACCCAACGGTAAACCATCCAACCTTAATCCTAAACAATACGAGCAGGTAAGGACATCTGAGTTCAAGAACTGGTTTGGAGACTGGGAGAATGATCCTAAAAATGCATCAAAGGTTGTTGATGAGAATGGAGAACCGTTGGTGGTGTATCATAACTCCCTCTTCAACAATATTGAAGAGTTTAAAGGATACGTTACATACTTTACTGATAACAAAGAATACGCAAAGACATTTAAGGGGATTGAGTTTCCAAATGAGACACAGTATGAAGCGTACCTAAATATTCGTAACCCGTACAACTCAACTAAACCAATTGCCGATGTACCTGAAGAGGTATTCAGAGAAGGTAAAATTGTAGCGCCAAGACTAGTAAAGAAATTTTTTGGTTCTGCTATTGATGGGTTGATAGGTGTTGATGCTGGTCAAACAAAAGGGAAAACATATGTATCATTCAACCCCAACCAAATCAAATCCGCAACAGGTAACTCTGGCGCATTCAGCACTACAGATAACAGGATACAAGAAAGGAATTCAGCAGGAGTGACTGTATATCATGGTGGAGAAATTAGGAGTGCCAAAGATATAGATAACAGCATTCCGTTTTTTGTAACGGAGGATAAAACAGAGGCAGGGTACTATGCGAAAGGTAATAGAGGTGAGGTATCTGCATTTAAGATATCTGAGGATACGATAGCTGATGAAGACTTGGTTTACGATATCCTAAGAAAGTTAGGTTTTTCAGAAAACAAATTGTCTTATAATGTACATGAATTGGTTGACCCAAGGTTTGAAGAGTCATATATAGGCAAGGGAAATGTAGATAAACTTTTCAGTGAAATTAAGGATGCTGGGTTTAATGCCGTAAGATTTACTGACGCAGGGTTGGGAGCAAAAAAGTATGTTGAAAATATTGTTTTAGTTGACCCGAAGAATACGATAGCCCAGTTCAAAAACAGTTCAGTAGACCTTCTCAATGAAGGCATCCAGAACAGGATGTCTGCAGCACGCATTACAAGTAAGGCTGTAAAGAATATCACAGATGCCATCACCAACCTGGGATATGGTCACCTCCCTGAGGATGTTCGGGAGAAGCTGAAGAAGAAGCAGCGCCTAATCGATGCAGATCTCAATGAGATGAATGTATTGTCACAGCGTTTGGCTAATGCTGTTAAGGAGGCTTATGGTAAGGACTACAAGAAGCTTGACCAGGACACGCTCACTCTACTAGATAGTGCACTCAGAAACTTTGAGGGAATGAACATGAGGGAGAAGGCTGCACAGGCTAGTAAAATTCCTGATCCGATACTCTCTATATTAGAGCAAATGCGTGCGCAAGTAGATGCTATGTCTCTAAAGCTTATAGACATTGGCGTACTTGATGACAGCCTGGAACCTGCGTTCGATGGCGATAAAGGATTAGGTGTTTACCTGACTAGGACATACAGGAAGTATGACGATCCGGAGTGGGTAAACAAAATCCCTGAGCCAGTCCGTCAGCGTGCCATACAGTACCTGAAGGCAAACAACTTCGTTAGGCAGTTCGATGCTCAAGGGAATGAGATTGATGAGAGGGAGTTAACCGATGCAGAGGTTGAAGGTTTGGTGAACTACATCGCCACCAACATGCAGCCGGTGATGGAAGGATTGTCTAGTGCGAATATGGGCAAGACCAAGGTGGACATCCTGAAAGGAAGGAAAGAGATCCCAGAAGAGATTAGGGACTTGATGGGTGAGTACAAAGATCCGATGGTAAACTTTGCCAAGTCAATGGCCAAGATGTCTAGCCTGGTGCAGACACATCAAACACTTAAGGCGATTGCCGAAGAGAATATGGGAACGCTCTTCTTCGAGCGACCAACCGGAACTCACTATGCTCCTGTGGCAGGTGAGAACAAGAACTACCTGCAACCGTTGTCCGGATTATATACCACACCTGAGATTGCAGAAGCATTTGGGAAGGTTCAGTCAAGCATGCAAGGTGACGATGTCAACCAAAGATTCCTTAGGTTTTTAGCCGGGGTAAACGGTATTGCCAAGGTAGGTAAGACAGCATTGTCCCCTGCATCTTGGGTACGTAACGTAATTGGTGGTCACGTCATGATGCTGAAGGACGGCCACATATTTGGCAATGGATATGCGGAAGGATGGAAGAGCGCAATTGGGTACTTCGCCAACAAGAGCAAAGACGATCCTGCCTTCCAGGCTAAGATCCGTGAGTACATCGAGCAGGGTATCCTGGGAGATGGTGTACAGGGTGGAGAGTTCAAGGCCATCATTAAAGCCGCACAGAAGCACGAGAGTCCAGTCGAATGGTTGCAGAGTGATAGCATGCTTGGCAAGGCTGTCAGTGGCGTAAAAGGCTTCTATTCAGCTCAGGATGACATCTTCCGTGTGTATACATACGAGAATGAAAAGTCTAGGTTGGCTAAGCGCAAACCTAACATGACTGAAGAGCAGCTGCAAGCGGAGGCTTCAAGGAAAGCCAGGGCTACATATCCTACCTATTCAGAGCTCCCTGAGATTATCCGTCAGTTGGCCAAGTTTATTCCAATCTCATCTTTCCCCGCATTTTCTGCGGAGCTTATAAGGACTACCAAGAACTCTATTAAGATAGCATTTGAGGAGATCGCAGACCCTGACATGAGGGATGTAGGTTTCAAGCGTTTGGCAGGAGTGATCAGTGCCATTGGTTTTGGTAGCACCCTGGCCGGACTGAGTGCCATGCTTGTGGGTGTAGGAGATGAGGAAGAGAAGTCTATCAGAAGATACTTCCCAACCTGGAGCAAGAACAGTCCTGTAGTTTGGTTGGGTCGTGACGATAATGGCATGCCCAAGTATGTTGACCTTGGATTCTCAGATCCATTCTCATACTTCAAGAAGCCTGTGGTTGCAATGACTGAGGATGCGCCAATGGGTGACAGAATTAAGAATGCTGTAGGCGAGGTTGCTGCTCCATTCGTATCTCCGGAAATCTTCTTCTCCGCTCTAGCCAAAGGTACCAAGAAGCTCAAAGAATCGGATGACTTGGATGAGGTGATGGGTAAGTATGCAGGACCGGTGTATGAGGCGCTTGAGCCTGGATTGGTGGCAAGCATGAGGAGAATTGGTAAGGGATTGATGGGAGATGTGGACAGGTACGGACAGCAGTACGATCCTAGTCTTGAGCTCCTGGCATTCTTCTCAGGACAGCGTATCAAAAAGATGGATGTACCTGTAGGCTTCAGCTTCAAGTCAAGGGATTTTGCCAACACAAAGCGTGACATCATGAGCGGTTACTATACAGAAAAAGCTAAGACTGTTGGTGATCCTGAGAAGCAAGCTGAGGAATTGGCAGATGCAAATGAGAAGCTAGAAAGATACTTCAACGAGTACAAAAAAGACTACGATGCTGCCATGGTTTTGATGACCAGAAATATGACAGCTCGGGAGGCAAAGAAGATTCTGAAGAATACCATGAAGGATAGAAACATCCCTAGTGATTTCATAAAAGCTATAGAGAAAGGAACCCAGTACCCTACGATTGAAGATGATAAATGACGCAGGCAAAGAGCTGATTAAATCCTATGAAGGCCTCCGGTTGAAGAGTTATAAATGCTCAGCCGGAAAGGACAGCATAGGCTTTGGCAATACCTTCTACGAGGATGGCAGGCCGGTTAAACCTGGCGACACCATCACCTTAGAGCGTGCCCACAAGCTGTTTGACTTCATCATTGCAAAGTTCTCCAACAAGGTTTCCAATCTAGTCAAGACAGAGATAACAGATAACCAAAAATCTGCACTTGTAAGCTTTGCCTACAACTGTGGTATAACGAACCTTATGAACTCCACCCTACTGAAGAAGGTGAATGCTGATCCATCAGACCCATCCATTGCGGATGAGTTTAAGAAGTGGACTAAGGCAGGAGGTAAGTCGTTGCCGGGTTTGGTAAAGAGAAGAGAGGCAGAAGCTAAACTATACTTCACATGAGTTTTTACCAATTGTTTTCAGACGAGCCTAAGGATAAGGTCAGTGTACTGAATAAGCAAAAGCAGATGACCATCGACTCCCAGAACATGTCATTTGAGGAGTGGAGTAAGAAGTGGGGTGGAATGGACGAGGAAGATACTAGGGCATTCATGCCGGGTCGTGTGTACGAGGGCAAGGAAACGTATAAGATATTCCAAAGCAATGACCCTAAGGTATTCGATCAGCGTATTGGCGTTGAGCAGAAGCGCATTGAGAGGGTAAAGAAAGAGGATGAAATGCTGACCACAGATGCAGCACAGAAGGCAGGCTTCCTGAAAACGTATATGCAGAACAAGTCAACCCTCGACAGGCTCAACACAGAGATACCTACCAAGTATAATTACACACCTGGCGAAGACCTCAATCCTGTGTCCTATATAAGGGCAGGTATGATTAAGGAGGCAGAGGAGCGCATCAAGAACAAGCAGGGTATAGGATTGACAGGTGACGAGAAGAATGAGAATGTATGTATCAGGGGTGTGTGTACGCTCGCTGCCAACCAGGGTGTAGACTTTAAAAAAGGTTTTGGGCAGTACAAAGATGGAATGGGTATAGACATTGATGAGACGGGTCGTGTGATACCACAGTTCAATCAGTACTGGTCAAAGGATTACGCAAATGCAGGTTTTGAAAAGTTGCCCAAAGGTGAGAGGCCTAAGCCTGGAGACTTCGCACAGTACTATAACAAGGAAGGTATTGCCAAGCACATGGAGATGGTGTTAGCTGATAAGGGTAACAACCTTGAGACATTCAATAACTATGAGTTGTACAATACCTATGGTCCTGTTCAGAGATATGAGCCGGTAAAAAATACAGGAAGAAGTGTGAGGGCTGTAGGTAATACTATCAATTCAATGATGAGTAATAATTGGGGAACAACGGTTGACGATACTGAATACTACAGACTGAGTGCTGATGCAGCAGCTGCAGCTTTAGCTAAGAATCAAGGCTACCAAACCAAGGTAAAAGGCAAGCAGGCGTTTGAATCCTCTGAGGATTTCAAGCTCCTTGAGAATACCAGCAAGTTTATGCAGCAGAACAAGGATGTCAATATCCTTGGCGATGACCAAGGACTGGTGCAGGACATAATCAAAGGAGTCAGTTCGGGGGGAAAGTATGAGGATGTACTAAAGAGTGTAGTACCCAAGGCTAAGAATGCCAAGCTTGTAGAAAGAGTAATCAAAAATCTATACCAATGAAAAAGTTCTTAGCGAATTTATTTAACGACACAAACAGCATCAACGAGAAGACGGTGATAGGGATAGCAGCATTCCTAGTAATGCTTGTGTATTCTATCGTAGACGTAGTCACAGGTGCCATAGGTAAAGACCTTGTCATCAACGAGAGAGTCTACACATCATTTGAGACAATTGTATTGGGTTCATTCCTAATATCAGCAGGAGAAAAAATAACTAAAATAATCAGAAACAATGGCGAAGAATCAGGAGTCGAGTAAGATTTCGTTTGGCAAGAGAAGAAGAGGAAAGGGTCAGAAGAGAAGAGGACCCAAGGATAAAAAGATTTCTAACTATAAAGGACAAGGACGATGAAAAATGTAATCAGCTTTATTGGGTCTCTATTGGTGATGGCAATTGCACTTGCCATATTTATCATGCTTATGGAAAGAGAAATGCCACAGTCAAACAGGGAACTGTTGATTGCATTTGTGTCTGTATTGTTTGGTGCCATGGCTTCTTCAATAAAGAAAATTACAGGAGAAGATGAAAGGTAGAGAGATGGCAACCATACTCAGCGGTGTTGTTGCCTTACTTCTGTTTGCAATGTGGATGTTCCATCACCAGTCAGAAGTGGACAGGATCAACCTGATCAGACAGGACATTGTCAACGATTCAATCATTATGAGCGATCATGCTAACATGATGAAAGCTGACAGCGCCCTGAATAAAAAACTTAAGAATCACGAATACCGTATCAAAAAACTTGAAAACAAATGAAACTATCAGAACACCTAGACCTGTCAGAAGTAGTACGTAGTGAATCTGCAAAGCGCAGAGGTATCAGAAACATGCCCACAGCAGAACATATTGCCAACTTCAAACTGTTGGCAGAAAAAGTATTTGAACCTATACGTAATCATTTCAGATGCCCAATACATATCTCATCCGGTTACAGGAGCAAAGAGTTAAACGCAGCAATCGGAGGATCCGCAACAAGTCAGCACTGCTCGGGGGAAGCCATCGACATAGACATGGACGGATCTCCAAACGGTGTGACCAACGCTGACGTATTCAACTTCATAAAAGACAACCTAGTCTTTGATCAGATGATCTGGGAATTTGGTGATAGTAAGAACCCTGATTGGGTACATGTATCATACGAATCCACAGGTAAGCAGCGCAAGCAGATCCTAAGGGCAAGTCGTGTGAACGGTAAAACAGTGTACACTCCTTATGGAAAATAAATTCTCCATCTCAGAGAACTGGTCGCTGATTGCTGGCGTACTGACGGTTTCGTTTGTAGCCGGGGGAGTGGTGTCTGAGTTCAGACTGATGAGAGCTGAGATAGAGGAGCTGAAGAAGGAAACTGCAATAAAGATTCAGCAGATCCAGGACAAGGATGACAGGAAGAAGCTATGGCTGGAGGAGCAAGAGCAGAGGATTGATGACCTGGAAGAGTGGAAGAGTTTTGTGGAAGGGTCAAAGATTCTCGACAAGTAGCTTTATCTGCAACAGCAGGTCTACTACTTTGGTAGCACCATCAGTCAGACCATACACAACGTGTTCGCCATCTGACTTCCTGATCAGTCCATCCCTTTCTAATTCCTTTAGGCTTTTGGTAAGCATGTTTCCGCTGACACCTGGAAGAAGCTGCTTGATTTTGTTGAATCTAGCAGGCTTATCCCTTAGTATCATAAGGATAACAGGCTTCCACTTTCCACCAATTTTCTTTCTGTACAATCCTAGTATGTTTGAGTCAATCTTTCTGATGCCAAAAATTAGATAAACCTTTTACTTTATTGCGTAAGGTTGTGAGAAACAGGTTAGTTTTTTCTAACCTAAACTATGTCCATAGCTGTTCGTGTGTCTCTCTATAATAGATATTTGATCCACAAACAAAATCTATGGCAATTAAGAAAACAGTAACCAAACTTCCCGTAGGAAGGTCCGTACGTGTTGAGTCGGGCGATGTATTCATTATTCAGAAAGACATACCTCTGTCAGGGTTTAGGTCTATAGGCGCAAGTCTTAGGTATCCGTTCTCTGCTATGGCAGCAGGAGAATCATTTGAGATGAAGTCTCCTAAGGCTGAGGTAAAGAAAGCGGTATCCAGAGCAAGCGCTGCATGCGTAAGCTATGTAAAGAAAAACAACAAGTCCGCCAAGTTTACCGTCAGGAGGACGGGACCGGACACGATAAGGGTCTGGAGAATCAAGTAGCAAATGCCCCCGAGCTCGGGGGTTTTTAGTTTATGTACTCATCCACTACCACGCTGTGCTCCTCTAGGATTTCGTGTATCCTATCGAAGACAAGTTCAACCACCTCCCAGTCCTCCAGCTTCTTGCCTTCCATCTGTTTCCCCTCCAGTCCGTACAGGATTCCCTTCTTGGTGTTATGTACAATCTCCCACAGCGCCATAGCTATGTCTAGGGATTTGGTGCACCTGAGGTGTGCCATCCTATCATCGAAATCATCCAGGTTAAATTCAAGTATTGCTTTCATATGTATTTTTATAATATGTTTCTGCATCAGTATTCTTGCAGATGCCTGACTTAATTCTTTTGATAGCGTCTACGGGACCGGGCATTGGTATCCTTTCGTTTATGATCATGATGACATTCTCCTTTCCATCTAAATGGGCATCCATGATCTGATACTTGTACATTTGGTTTGCCTTTTCTATGGTCTCAGCTACGTGTTCAAATTCCATTAGTGCATCCAGGTTCAGTGCTTTTACTAAGTATTGTACTGCTGTCATTGGTTTTCAATTATGTCAATCACCATATCTACTATGGCTCTTGGGTGAACGTTGTCTGTCTTTATCTTTTCCATACACTTCATGTATACCTCTTCCCGGTTAACAGTATTGCCCAACCATTCAAGGCTGGTAATCCTGAAGCCTTTTATATCCGAGATGAGTACAGGGTAGTTTTTCAATCCCTTACTGTACAGATATTCCTGGGCGAAGTTTAGTGAGTCATTGATGTGGTTGCACTTGGCATCCTCATATCCCTGATTGTAAGAGTCTATTATAATCTTCATATTATTTTATATCTAAAACGTTTCCAAATGATGTAAGTCCTTGGTCAAACTTGCCATCATGAACACATGTGGCGTTTGAGAAGATGGTAGGGCACTTGCTGTAGCGTGATATACCCTGGTTGTGTATGCCATCCATGTCGTGTATGTGACCAAACAGATGCGCCTTAGGTCTGAACGAAGCTATCCACTTCATGAGTGACAGGTCACCACACTGCTTGAGTTCTCCATCCCTCTCTTCTGTCAGATCCCTCACGCCCTTTGGAGGACCGTGGGTTATTAGTATGTCAATTTTAGTTGGCATTACCGACCATAGATCATGCATCTTGCCCCTTGCCTTCATGAATGACCACTCTCCATAGGTTGGTGTGTAAGGAGATCCGAAAATCTTGAGGTCGCCAATTGCGACCAGTTCATGTTCAAGGTAGGTGATCCCCCGATCTGCAAAGTTTTCCCTAGTGATTAGCCTTCTCTCGATACTGGTGTCGTGATTGCCTGCGACATAGATCTTGTGCTCTACTGGCACAGTCATGTACCACTCAAGAAAGTCAAACACTTCGTGTGAGTTGCGTGCAGGATCTCTCCAGTTGGAGCAGTCACCTGAGTGGATGACCATCTCGATGTCCTTAAAGATGTAGTCCGGTAAGTCTCTGTGGAATCCGTGGGTGTCGCTAAGGTGTAGTATTGTCATAGTTTGTTAATGAAGTCCTCTAGCTTCTTTTTGGTTTTGTCATCCATGTGGGTTGCACACCTGAGCAGCTCGTCATAGAACAGGTGGTCTTTTGCCTTGGCAATACCTCTATTCTCTGCAGGTATCTTCAGTTCAATGGCTGTCTTCAGCCATCTGAGTTTTGTGATAACCGGTGGCATGGTTTCTCTGAATGCAACATGCCTAGTACTGAGCAGATCCTCTGCATACGTAAGCGCATTGCATATGTTGGCGTGCAATAATTCAAACGACTCTGTTTGCGATTGTGTTAGTTTGATCCCCATTGTTCTGCCATTGCTTTTGCTATCCCCTCAAATGTTTTACTCCTCAATGTTTGTCTTTCAGCTTTACTCTTTGCTTTAGCTAAAGCTTCAGCATACCATTTAGGATGACTTTTCCCAGATGCAAACACTGTTCTCTCACCCTTACCCACAACATTTGTATGCTCTAGCTGTGGTAATCCTTTAAGCCACAAGCATGTTGTTTTTGTAGCCTCGTGACCAAAATGGTAAGGCTGAATAATTTGATCAGGTTTTCTCCATCTGCTGCTGAGTAGTCCTACAGGATTCTCGATAGCTATCTTTGATATGTTTGAATCGTAAAGAGCTTTCACAAATTCAACGCTCTCAAGCATGTCTGTTCTTCTAGTGGGATACTTTGGGTGTGGTCTTCGTTCGTCAAATGGTAGCGCTTTATCTTCAGGATGAGACAACCATTGAACGCTGCTGCCTGCCAAAAAAGTACATGGAGGATGTGCTATCATCAAGTCCCATCCTTGGTTTATAACTTCAAATACGTCTTGTTGAAAATGCCATTCAGGATGTCCTCCACTTGATGGCAATAGATCACAACTGAATGCTTCATGACCAAGGTTTCTGAATGCTTTGCAAACAGCTTGGCTTTCTTCGCAAGCGACTAATACTTTCATGATAATATAGATTTTAAATAACTATTTTAGAGAGTGTCATTGATAAGGATTTCTAGCCTTGATAAGATCTGTCCGATTACAATTCCAAGGCGCAGGTCATCGCCTTCCTCCACAGCTCGGGAGAGAGATATGTACAGCTGCTTAAGTTCTTCCTTCATAGAATATTGATTTTAGTTTTTCGTAAGAGTAAGGACATACGAAAGACATCCCGTTACAGTGCACTAGCGAACACTCTACATCTTCATCTTTGTAGTGACCAATGGCATTGATAGTAAAAAACAGCATCTGCTTTGTCTCAGTGTCGTATAGGGGTGTAGCAATACCAAGCTTGTCAAGTTCTTTAGACTGATCATCGTGATGGTATATAGGTAGTTCTATCATAAAGGAATGCTTGTACGCTTTTAGTGAGGAAGTCAATGTCTTTGCTGTTGTGCATGATGAAGTCAAAGTCCCAGTTGTCTAGAGCTGTCTCAGATGGGTGGGTGTTAACAGGTTCCCCCCGAACGATCCGGATCACCTTGCCTCCGTAATCTCTGACCATCTGTGCTTCGTTAGGAAAGCGACAGTCCACAATCAACCAATTGTCTCCCTCCTTGTAATCGCAGAACATAGCATTCACCCATGCATCTTTGTGCAGTCCATCCCGGACAGCATCCGTGCCTAGCTTCTGCAGGAATGTTCTGACATCCATGCCCCATCCTGGGAGCTCTAGCTTTTTGAAATCTTGACTTTCAAACATCCCACTTGGGATTCCGGTGAGTAGTGATGCCACCTGTTTGAGCTTGTGAGCAAAGCCTTTGATTTGCCAGTTCTTTTCTGGCTGCATAGACTTTATCAATTCTGCCACAGTATTCTTACCTGACAGTGCGTATCCTGAAATGCCTACAATCATTTGTTGAGTTTTAAGAGAGGGAGCAAATGCTCCCCCTGATTAGAATGGTAGGTCTTCCTGCCCTGCAAACTTTGGTGCAGCAGCAGTAGGTTTCCAAGTGTCAATCTCCAGGTACTGTGTACCCTTTTGGGAGTTCTTCAGGTTAAGGTTAACCCATCCCTTTTCGCTAAGGTGTTCAGACAGTTTCTGCAGATCGTCCTTTGTTAGTCCAATCTTTGTCATGGTTCCAAACTTGGTCTCTTTGGCTTCGACCTTGCCGACAAAAAGCTTTTCGCTCATCGTTTTCCAGTTTTAATTGTTATTGAATATTTAAGAAAGTAGAATCCTATCTCAAGTTGATTGGGACCAGGATCAAATACGATTGCTAGCGTGGGTAGGATTATCCATACCTCCATCGGTTGTGCGTTGATTTCTATGTTCATGGTTTGATAATTTGATTTTGAATAAGCATTTCTAGTAACTCCTTGAAATCTTCCAGAGTCATGGCGACTATCGTTCCCTTTCTGTTTCTCTTGTGGAAGACCAGGTTGTAGTTGTTATCCTGTGGCATGCGTGCTAGGATATCGTGGATACTCCCGAGCTTCTCCACTGCCTTGGCTTGGATTGAGAATGGTTCTGTGTAGCACAGATCAATCCCCTGATCGTCCTTGTTCTTGGACTCAGACCGGGAGCTGACTGCCTTGGTCCAGCCTAGATCCCTAAACCAGTCTCTGATGGTAAGCTCATAGCTGTGTCCTTTCTTTCTTGGATTAATCGCCATATCCTGCCTGTTTTGTGTAGTTCCTCAATAGAAAACCATGACACGCTCGGGTGGAAAACAGTCGGATGAAACTCATTCTTCCTGTTCACCTGTTGCATGTAGTATGGTTGTCCCGGTTTTATATCCTCTAGCTTTACTTGTTCTAATAATCCTTCCCCCGACACGTCCTCCACATATTCCAACCACGCTCCTCCATTGTTATACTTCCTCCAGTTCTCCTTAAACAGAATCTGCAAGTGAGGCGAAGCTTTCGATGTCGTTCTTGGTGATCGGCTGACCGATGAACTTTGTTTTGTCCGTGCCATCGTTTATCTTTTCTGCAGATACATACCTGCTGTTACCAATATTGAATGTGAAGAAGCTTGCACCAACCTGTCCAGTGTACTTGAACCTCACCTTCCATCTGTGTATCTCAGTCTGCTTTGTTTCCATGTTCCTATACACAGTGAGGCCGTTGTCAGGAAGGTTGTAGAAGTGGGAGCTGTCACCAACATCGTATCCATTTGGGACCTTGTACACATTGCTCTTGAGCTCTGACATCTTCTTTGGATGTGCCACTAAGAACACATGCACTCCACAGTTCCTGGCAAACCTGCTCACGTCAGTCATCATGACCTTGATCTGGTGGTGACGTGTGTCAGTCTGGTTGCTCATGCTCTTCTCAACTGTGCTCATGTTATCAATCACCAGGATGTTAATACCAAACCTCTTGACCATACCTTTAGCCTTTTCGATGATGCCGTCAATGCTCAGGTCGTTATCGTACAACCGGTAGTACTTGAAGTGATCGTTCATGAATGGCATCCACTTCTCTAGCTCTTCCTTGGTCAGCCTCTCAGTGTACTGGGATTTGAAAAAGCTTTTGCCGGTGGCGATTTGGTACATGTCTGACAGGGCAAATGCTGTGTTAGCCTCCTCAGCTGAGTAAATAAAAGACTTGAGTCCGTGCATCGCAGCAAGACGGAAGATGATATTCTTGAGGAAGGTTGACTTGCCATGGCCGGGGATGCCGGTGACTAGGGTAACCTGGCCGGGATGCCATATGAACTCGTTGTCCATCTCATACCCAACAGTGAAACCTTTAGGTGTGCCATCATCAAACAGCTGGTACAGCTCCTCCTTGACACTCAGCGCATCGTCAATCCCTTCCACAGGAAACGGTGCTGCTGCGTTGTAGCATCTTACTAAGGCTTCCTTACCATCCTTGAGCAGGGTTTCATTGGCATCCTTGTATGGGAGCTCAATGATATAGCAGTTGTCCTTGCCTAGCCTCCTTGCAAGCTCGTTTCTGAGAGCGATGCCTGCCTCGTCCATATCAGTGGCCAGGTAGATCTTCCTGCCGTCAAAGACCTCAATGAAATCATCTAGCCATTCAAGCCTTTGAGACCCCTTACTAGCTCCGTTAGGTACTGAGACAGCCGTCTTGATTCCTGCTTCATAAAATGACATTGCATCAATCTCTCCCTCTGTGATAACAAGCTCACTGGAAGAATTATCACGTACAACGTCAATGCCAAAAGGACCAAGCATAGCGCCACTGACCAGCTTAAAATTTTTATTCCGATCCCGATACTTAATGTTATAAACCTCTCCATTGTAGATGTAGTTAAAATGAATTGTGTTTACCTCTGATCCTACCTGAGGCATGTAGTCTATTCCTTCTGATACCTTATATCTGAGAAGGGTTTGATTGGATATCCCCCGAGCTGCAAACCATGCAATCACATTTGGTGACAGGTTCTTCAGCTCTGCCGGAGGCTTGACGTATTCTTTCTTCTTGTATACCTTGGCGGTTCCTGCCCATCCACAGTTGTGGCAATTGTAGATACCCTCCTCAATCAACACGCTCAGGCACGGGTCGCTCTTATGCTTCCTAGTGTGGGAGCACTGAGGACATGGGACCTTCACGTTGCCGTGCTGTCCTGCCCTTACACTAATCCCCAAGGATTGCAGTTGCTGAATCATGTTTTTGTTTGTTTAACCAATAGTGGTTGGCATCGTCCAGGTAGCGGGGAAACTTTGAAGAGAAGATGGTAGCAGGTCTGTTGTATTCCTTCATCTTCTCATCGACTCCCCAGGTATCTTTCTTATGTACAATTACACTTTTGAAGTGAGTAATGGTGAGCTTTGGATGTGCCTTCAGGAGTCGTTTAACTAGCTCAATGTTTGTAGGAAGCTGGTACTTGGTGCCATTGACTTCATTGAAGAATGTCACCACCTCCTTGGCTAGGTCTGTATCCTTTGTGCTCACTGTTGCAGGATCCTCGAAGAACGCCATGTACCAATGCTTGGTAGGGTAGACGCTTCCATTCTCTGCTATCTCTAGCAGGGGAGGATTGAAGGTTCGCATGTCATCGATAGCTACTGATACTGCCCTGGTGCTAAGACCGAGGGTTCCCGCCAACGAATTAATCGAAGTCGGGAGCCACACGTTCTTATGCTGTGCACATGCATCAGCTATCATATAGTGTACGGATGAAATGCCAAGCTTGTTGCGGACGCTGTGATCAATTGCTGTAATCATATGTTGATGTAGTCTTCCATTTTGAGATACGGGCTTCTCTTGGTAGCTGTTTTGATGGCGTTGAGGCACATGCCTACCTTGATGTAGAACTTCCTGACATTGTCATCTGAGTCGTACAGGGTGCCATCAGTCTTTCTTCTGTGGCCTTCACGGTAGTACTCCCTGAACTGCATCAACTTGTGCCGGTATGAGTCGTATCCCATGTCTATGTGCGCCATGACATCACTGCCATCAAACCCATACATATCAGCAAGGCCTACGAATATGGTCCTGGCTAGCTCCTTGTTGCCTTCATACTCCTCATCAACCTGCATATACTTTTGTCCTTTCTTATCCCACACGAACTGTGGTTTCATGATTTGTTCTATCTCGATGAGTTTGATCATAGCTTTTCGATTTCGTTTTTTACTTGTTCCCAATACTGAAACCTTTTCTTTTCCCACTCGTAACCTCCACCTCCCATCCATGCATACATCTCGTCTATCCTTTCATCCACAGATATCAATGCACACTTTTGTGCAGTTTCAATGTCTCCTATGTACATGATTGGGTTTCTAGATGGCAATAGCTCTAAGTACTTATCTACTATTTGTTCTGCTTTTTCTTTCGGTGTCATTGTAGTTTACAGTTAAACTGTTTACGCCATGTTATCTTACCATTTGGTAATACCATAGTTGTTGCACCTTCTTTCTCCATGACTTGCTTGAGCTTGTTCTGGTAGAGCTGCTTGTCGTTCTCAAGAGTCTTGATCTCTACACCAAGTGAGTTGTAGGTGTATGCCCACTGCTCATGTTCGTCTGTTCCATTAATGGTGATCTCTTCCTCCCGAGCTTTGTGCTTTTCAGATATGAATGCATTGAAGGCTTGTGAATGATCAGCATCCGGTTCATACTGTGATGCTACTTGCATTGCCTGCTCAGGATTAAGCCCTTCGGTCTCCTGCCTAGCGGTAAGCACTCGCTGTTGGAACTCATTTGCTTCGTGCAGGATCCTGTCTTGGAGCTCTTTGTCTTTTTCAAACGTCACACACCCAAGCTGTCTTCCATCCTTCAAGTAGCAGATGTCTGCATAATCCAATCCCATGACAAGCATGTAGTGCTGCACCTGGATCAGGTAGCTAGGTGGAATCCCTGCCTCGTAGGAATCAGCGGAGTACCCGGAGATCGTTTTGATCTCCAGGATGCCTCGCTTTTTCCCGTAGATTGGATGTTTGGTGATTATGCCGTCTATGTTAGCAAACAGCACCGGGTATTTTGGATTGATAACAATTGCTCTGAGCCTTCTGTACCTCTTGATCTTGTTGTCGGTGATGGTGTTGTTGACCCATCCCTCATCGGTTCCGTCATAGTACTGCCAGCACTTGGCTACGTAGTCCTCAAGCTGTTTGCCATGAAGCATTGCTGCATTCATGATGTTCGGGGGATTGCCCACACCTACAGCTTGGTAATACATGTTGATCGGACTCTTGTACTGATTGATGCCAAGAAGGGTTCCGGCATCTGACCCACCAACCATACCCTGGCGTACTAAGGACAAACGCAGGCTCTGCCAATCGGCCTCGCTGAGCTTAGCCGTTGGAATCATTTGAAGTTTCTTCATTTCTTTGCTGCTTTGGTTACGGCCTCTGCTTTGGCCTGGTTGATTAATGCTGTGAGGAGCCTTTTCTGTGAGTCGTTCAGCTTGTACTTCTTGAGAGCTGACTCAACCTCCTTGAGCTTACCATCGTTGATGAACTTGACCATGGCATCGTACTTCTCCTGGTCAAGGGCAGGGAGTTCAGAAGTGCTCGGGGGCTTGGCTGTGGTTACTGTGGTATTACCAGATCCTGAAATGGCCGTAGATATAGAGCCCGTTGTTTGAAACCTTGTTGTTCCGTTAATGACTGAACCGTTAATGTGAGATGTAAGATCCCAGACTCGATTACCATTCTTGTCAACCACATTCCCGTACTGATCGCAGGGAAGGGTAACCATGGACAGGTCATAAAGGAACCTACCGATACCCCACATCACAGCAGCCCTTTTAAAGGCATCTGAGGCTGCGGACTTTCCGGCCTGGTCATACATCTGATCTTGTGGGTTATCCTCTACACGGGCCCCGCAATCCCATCTCCATAGGGTATTGCCGTCCATGTTGATACCAATGCCACAAAAGATGAATCCTCCGATCTCCTTGTACTGCACTTCCCATTGGCAGTGCTCGTCAAGGACTTTCATGACATCTCTGGCATCGATGTAGGCTGAGCACATAGCCTTTGTCTTGTCTTTGTTTCTAGATTGAACTCGCCACTGGTAAGGAATCGGTTGGCGGAGTTTTTCTGTCAGGGTTTGAATCATTTATGTAAATTTTGGTGAACTCGTATTGTTCGGCAACGAAGTAGATATGCTGCCAGTCGTATGTAAACTTCATCCTGTCCCCAACCCTGATTGACTTGATAAAATGACCATTACACAGCTGCTCATGATTGGCGAGCAGCCATTTTCTAAAGGGCGACAGGGCGTAATCCTCGCCACTAATTGTCATTAAATCTTCAGAAAAGTTGTATTTTATCACTAAATAAAGGTATAACACAATATTTTAGAGAGTATAGAGTTATCAACATAGTTATCCGAAATGCTATATTTGCACTTAAACACACCCACAGACATGAGAATCAAGAAAACACAGACTAAAGAACAAATCGCTAAAAGATTGAGAGATATTCGTATTGACAATAGACTTACTCAAAAAGAGATGGGTGAATTAATCAACATGACATCTGGATCAGTAGGCGCTCTAGAGAATGGGTTGTACACCCCAAATTTTGACGTGCTGCGTATACTTAAAAAAAGACTGAATGTTACTTATGACTTCATGCTAGACGGTGAAGTGGGACCAGATTCAAATAAACTGAAAGATGAAAATACTAAACTCAAGGAAGAGGTGGAGAGGCTTAGAAAAATGGTAGACAAACTATTGAAATCCTAAACGCCATACAGATCAGCATACTGATCTTTTTTCCTGTGCTTATAAATCTTTTCGCACTGCTTACAGTAGGTGGATAGTCGATCAAGCCTTGTCTTGCTTTTGAAGAACTCAGACTTCGGTTTCTCTTGTTTGCATCGTGGACACTTCTTCATTTCATGATCTCTTTTAGTTGTTCGTAAATTGATTGCTGTGCAGCACCCCAGTACATGATACACTGACCATCTTTGAAGGGCGGTTCAGCAAAATATGGAGGCTCGGGGGAATAGCGTTGGCAGGTATCCTTGAGAGGACAGTCAGTGCCTTTACAGTTTATATCCATATTGTCAGGTTAATCCTTACGTGATTGATATGTTTCGTTGTAGTAATTTTCTCCTTCATTATTTGTACCATCAAAATAATCAGCACTGAATAAATCACCACTAATGAAGGCAGACATTATCTGCTCTTTCTCCATTGCTTTTGCCTTTTTAAGAATAGCATACCAATTGAGTTTATCCTTTGGGGTTTCCCATAGTTGTTCAAACAAGAACTCTACTGCAGTTTGTTGTTTATACAGTCCATCCTTGGCATCAGCTTCCATGATTTCGGTTAGTAGTTTCTTCCTCCACTTGCTTTTCTGTTTGAATGTTTTGTCTTCCATAGTTTATTTTTTTATTACTTTAGAGATCCTGTCAATCAGTTCCTGTAGTTCAGACACATCTTCAAATGCCCACTGCTCTGTGTCGATAACATAGAAACACCCTCCATCGTTGTCAATACCCAGACTGCTCTCGCATCTGATGGTAAGCGTCTCATGACCTCCATCTACACAGTTACCTTCTTGATTGAACTCGAATGTTGCTGAACTTAATATTGGTTTGTCCATGTTTGTTATTTTAGACATTATTGATAAATCTGATTGAAGTAACGGACATAGGAAGGTCTATATCCTTGAAAGATAGTCCCCTGCTTTATCTACAGCTTACAGGATCAGAGCCGAACCATGCATCCCCATATCCAAGGGGTCGTGTAGCTATTACTAGCTTTCAAGTCTCCAGTTGTCACCTTCAAGACATTGCTGGAACATTCGTTACACGACTATCATCTCCTGCCTGGCGAAACCAACTCATTCTCCCCACTAACCTACAGCACCTGAGTTGTCAAACTCCTAGCAGTTAAGCATGAACAACAGTAAACTTTCATTTAGGACATCGCTGGATAACCTCTGGGATGAAACCGTTTTAAAACCAGACGAGGATAAAAAACCCCCGATCTATCAGACCGAGGGCATTAAAAAACCCCCAAGGCGCAATCAAGGGGGTCTACGTTGGGCTGACCAACATCAAACCCGACTTCGTATTGCGCACGTAGTCGAATAGATGGTGCAAAGGTCAACACTGCACTTGGAATAGTGCTGAAAAACAGGGGGTGGTTTATTCGCCCAGGAAGTCTTTGTAGTAGTTCTTGACCTCGCTGTTGAAATGCTTCTCCACAAAGGCTACATAGCGCTCAAAGGACATGCTCCTGTCGCTGTGGCCGGAGCAGAACTTGATGTGCCTTTCGGAAACCTTGTGGAAGATCATGGTCGTGATGGCGGTCTTCCTCAGCATGTGCGGGTGGATGTGCTTGTACATCTCCGCTACTTCTGTGGTCTCTTCACCATATACCCCGAACTTCTTTACCGTGGCGATCTGCTGCATTTCAGGATAAAGGGAAAATACTGTCTTGATATCCCTGTACAGATTGGAATAGTAGGCATTCTTCTGTGTGAAGATCCTACCATACCTGGTCAGGTTCTCTCGATATATTTTCTCCAAAAACTTGGGAATGGGCACGTTTGTGTACTCCCTGGTCTTGCCATTCATCTTAGACAGGAACATGGCATCCTTGGTGATGTGCAGGTCATTTACAGACATGTTCATTGCGTCTTTGATCCTCATGGTGGTGATCAGGATGGTGGCTGATATCTCCCAAGCATACCTCATGCTATCGTCCAGGCTATTGTAGGTCTTTTCCTCGGTTAGGAAATGCTTGACAAAAGTTGGTTCTAGAACAACCACCGGATTGGGGTCAGCCTTGTAGCTGATGATCTTAGGGAGCTGCAGGTACAGGTGGTCCTTCCAGTAGTTCACCATGATGGCGATATTGTGCAGGTAGACGGTTCGGGTGCTCATGAACATCCCCTCGTCAATCATGTAGTCATCAAATCCCCTAAAGTAGTTATTCCACTTGTCGGTGATCTCCCGCTTCCTAGATGCCTCGTCCCGGGGATTGATTGCCATTTCCATAAGATCTAGGCTCCCGGCTATCTCACTGAATGTAGCAAGCCTTTTTAAAGCAGATGCGTAAAGCATCAAGGTTTTTTCAGAGTAACCCCTGTTCCCCTTCGCTTTAATTTCCCCTCGAACGGCCATCTGAACATACCTCTTCAGCATATCCACTAAATCATAGGAATCAGTGTTGACTGGTTCTTCCTCCCGGTACTCTGGGGCATATAGCTCCTTGATCTTGGCAGTGTTCCCTCGGTATACCATGTAGAGGTCGGTGAGCTTAACTTTTTGGCGGTCTATCTCATTGTTGAGACTATCCACAAGCGGGTCTTTACCTACAAACCTACCTTTATGAAACTTGAGGTAACCTGGGACCTTAATGCCTGTAGATAGTCTCAATGAGACATCTGTTCCATGAGTAATCCTGGCTTGGATTTTGCTGCCTCTCTGGCTGAAAGAAACTGTCATATGTGTTGATTTAAGTATGGTGAACAATAGTTAACTCTCTATAATATTGTCACAAATCTAGGAATAATTTATCATTGTGACAGTGCAAATGATGCGTTCGTAATCAATTCTTTATGAAAATAAATTGAAGACTTAACATTGATTTGACACACCTTTTTTGTCATTTTTACTCGTAAAACAATGATTGACAAATGATTGCATCATGAAGGGTTAAAATTAATTCCTCCATGTCTATGGGGGAATTTTAATTTACACCATTGTAAAACACTCATTATCAATGAGTAGCAAATATACGAAAAAAAGCTATCCGAAAAGTTTTTAACAATTTGTCACACCTTGTCACACTTTTTTACACAGCCAAACAAGCCCGTAATTTGCTAACAACGTCTTCAACATCAATGATGGAATCTTCTGCCCTGGAGGTGAACTTGCTTAGCTCGTCATAGGTCTCAGCATACTCTTCTTCGTTTAGGTACCTGTCACTGTGCTTCTGCAGATGGTAGATCACCGTTGAATGGTGAAAGCCTACCAAGCTGCCAATCAGCGTGGTGGTGTATCCATAGTACCTAGACATGATGTTGCAAATGCAGGCCTTGACTAGGACAATCTCAAACCTTCTGCTTCTAGCAAAAGTGATGTCTAAATCTGTCAGCTGTTTAGCCTTCTCCACTAATTTCTGATATTCTTTTTCTGCTTTCATTGAGTTGGATTTTGATTCTTTCATAAGATCTCAGTAGGTCGACCACATGGTCGCACATTTCTTCGTTAATTGTTTTCAGAGACTGTACTACTCTTACGGCTTCTGGGCCTGGTGAGGTTTCTATCTTGATCAATCCATCGTTGATCACCCGGAAAACGTGCCGTACTTCTGATGCTTTGCTCATACTGGTTTAATATTTCTTTAGGGTAATTTAATTCTCTGCGGATGTGCAGCATCCACTCGTTGAAGGATAATTGCTCCATGTTACTCGATTTTGGTTTCAAAAGGTTCCAGCTCGGGGATAAGGTATTTCACCCAGTTCCCTTGTGCAACCATGTTTTCTGCTATACGTCTGGCATCCTCAATGGGCGCTTTAATGCATGGGCAGTTTGCCCGTACAATGGCCGGATCAAGGCTTACATCGTTGTAGTAGACTGTTACGTACATAAGCTAGAATCTTAGGTTTATCTTTTCCCTGCGCCTGTAGTTGAAGATGTCCTCCAGGAGCTCACGGTACTTTTCTGTGCTGATGCAGTCAACAAGGGCTGTAGGCTGTAGTTTGATCTTTGCCATCAGTTCGTCCATGCTGAAGCCTTTCTTGTCGATTACAGAGATGATGGCGTACACAAATGAGCGCCTGCGGTAGCCGGTGTAATAGGCTTTGATCTGCATGAGGTAGTTTGCGATCCTTTCGGCTTTTCTGAGGTTGACAATTTTGAACTTGCCGTTGTTGAACTCTTCGTATCCCCTGCTCTTGTCATTGTTGCTCAGGAGGATCAGGTTCACTTGGTGATCAAAGCCATACTTTTCTTGGAAAGCTTTGTAGGCGATGTAATCTGTGTAGCCGTTTTTAACGTAGCTGTCCAGGTAGTCTTTCGGTCCCCAGTTCTTGCTGTAGGCGTTCATTACCTGCACCTCCCGGATGCCATACCCTTCCACTGTGATGTACCGAACCGGAAGGTTGAGCTGTTTGCATGCTTCGAGTCTGTGCTGGCCATCAATCACCTCAAGCTTTTCATTGACGATGATGGGATTGAACAGGTAGACCTCCTGCATGGACTCCTTGAGCTTGCCCAGGTGGGTTTGGTTCAGATCTCTGTTGTCATCAAGGCTGCGGAACTGGTTGTAGTTCCTGGTCGTTAGAACTTTTGTCATGGTGGACATGTTCGGATACCCCGTCCCCGGCTTTGGTTTCAAAATAAAGGCTGCGTACATGAGCGCCCAGATCCATATCGTTGGGCGTATTGTAGATGAGATCTACTGGCACTGCGATAAAGTCCATTGTATGGCACGAATACGTGCGTTTTTGAGAGTTATAAGACACAATAAAAAAGCCCCCACCATAAAAATGGCGAGGGGATAAACCTGCCTGCGAAAGCTGGGTTAGTAGTCAGGACAGGATTCGAACCTGCAAGAGAGTCTGATTGGTGAGCATGCGATACCTTTACTCCTCTCTAAGTGGACGCCCTCAGTATTTGGGTTTTCCTTTAGCGTTTACCAATTTCGCCACCTGACTAAAAAACCCCAAGCCTAGAAAAGCTCGGGGATAAAAAAACACACACTAAAACAATTTCTTCACGGCCTCTTTTCTCCAATCTTCATTGATGTGTGGCTCAATGTCTTCCCATAGGAAAGTCTTGAGGAGGGACCTAATTTTTTGCTCCTGCCTATATCCTTCGTCCCACTTACGCTGCTCGTCAATCATGGACCAGTAGTAGTCGTGGTTGTGGATCAGGTTGATCAGTTCATTCATTTCATTCATGGCGCTTAGTTTTCGTATGCCCATTTTTTAACGATGAGCTCTTCGGTTGAATAATCGATGTAGACTACCTTGTCCCCAATGTGGATGTACATAGCATGCGGGCTGCGGATGCTGATGTGGGTATCCCAATTTTCCGGATCAATGTTGATGTCTACAAACCCGTTTTTCTGTTCTGTCACGTTGATGTCAATTGATTTCATGGTGTGTGGTTTTGATTGGGAGCTGGCCCTGGTAGCGAACCAGGTGCGGTCATTCCTGCCAGCTCGGGGGGTTATACAAGGGAGTGACGTATCTCTTCTAGGGTAGTACCCATCTCTTCTGCCAACCACTCTGTGAAGGCTTCAAGCTTAGACTCCCGGATGATAACATCTGAGGAGGTAGAGAAGACATTGGAGGTTAGGCCGAAAGAAAAGATCAGTTCAAAGGGGCATTCAACTTCGCCATCGGCAATGGAGTCGACAAAGTCGTTGAACTTGTGCTTCCAGGTTACATCTGACCAACGGCCTGTGGACCATCCGCTTGCCAAGGTGGTGTATCCATCTTCAACAACGGTATCCCAATATCCTCTCCAGCCATCTGTGCGCACGTAGTTGAAACCTTCAACGCCATTGGGTGAAGCCTCTTCCCACCATTCAGTATCCCTGAAGCCGAACTCCTGGCACCAGATGTACTTTTTGTTTTCGCCATTCTGGCAAACGATCACCGTGTTGGCATATTTCCAGGCTTCGCTCTCGCAGCTCTCGCAGTACACCTCGCCACTCTTGGTGAAGTAGACAGGATCACGGTCTTCATTGATCTCTTTTTTACAGCAGGAGCACAGCGTGTAAAAGTCTGTGATGATGCCGTCCAGGCCATACTCAAACGTGTAGCCATGCTCTTCAACTTGTTTCTTGAGCTCTTCGAGCTTGTCGTATCCTGTTTCATCTCCGAAATTTTCAATCAGGATCTGTACTTCGCTAGGCAGGTTTTCAAAATTGTTCATGTTAGTGTGTGTTTGGTGAGAACCTGTTGCGGGAATCGAACCCGCATGATGACCATCACAGGTTGGTGGCTACTGGCAGCAAAGCTCCCAGGGCTGGAGGCCTTCAAGGCTTGACTCGTCCAGGCCCATGGACTGCAGGATGAAGGCTGCAAGCTTCCTGCGTACCGGTGTACTGCTGAGGTCATTGGATCCGATGGCATCGGCTACATCTGAGCCTCTCATGCCTAGCGTCCTAGCGCAGAACTTAGAGTCTTGGCCTAGGTGGAAGGATCCATACTTGGTTACCAGGGTCCAATCGTGGCCGTAGTAGGTTTCTGAGGTCTCAATGATGGGTTTTGAAATTTTCATGGTGTGTTGTTTGGTGAGGACTGCCTCCGGGAGCGAGCCGGAATCACTTCCAAAAGTGGGGCAGTTCGGGGGTTAAACTCTATAGTAGAGAGCTACTGACAAAAAGGATCCTGTAGAGCGCCAATAATAGCAGCACCAAGAACAAGAGCAATTGCAAGGCGTATAATCTGTTTCATTGTTTCCGTTTTAGACTAGCGTAAAAAATAATGTTTGCGAATAGAAAGCCAAAGAGGGTGGTGAAGAGGATCATGGCTCATATTTTTCAAAGTGATCATTAAGCTTGTCAACCTCTACAGGGCACTTGCCATTGAGAACCTCGTTTAGGGTTACAGCCGCAAAAAGATTAAGCTGATAGACAACGTGGCTTCTTTTTAGCTCACTTGTGAGAGCTTCAACAGTGATGGGGTAATGCTTGGCGTAATTGTCCATGGCCATGATGGCCTGAGGCTTGAGCCTCTGATACAAATTTTTCATATGTGTGTGATTTGATGAGGAACTGGAGGCAGTATCGCTCTGCCTTCGCTCATTGCTTCCAGTTCGGGGGGATTATCTGAGATTAACCTCAGCCGTCATACGTGCAACCTCTTCAGGTGACTCATCACCATAGGGTAAGTAGCAGTCATATGCTAGAACATCGTAGAAGACCTTGAGGGCAACAACATAGTTTCTAGGCGAAATAGTTTTGTAGAAGCTCAGCACCCTTGTAGATAATTCGTTGTAGTAGTAGCCATCAAACAGGCCGTACATTTGATTTATCATTTCTTTTGGGGCGTTATCTAGCATCATCTCACTGATCAGGTAATTAACCCGGCTCAATGTCTCTGCTGTCATGTTTGCGTGGCGGTCAAATGTTCTGTAGTTCATGTTCGTGTGTTTTAGTGTTTCGTCCTTCCGGGACTCATCGGTACGGGGAAAAACCCGTAGACACTCACCTTGGCTGCCTTTAGCCTCAGGACTACACTCAACACAAACGATAGATCAGGATGTGGTGGTGAAGGCAGCTAGGTGTTGTGTTACTCATTAAGTGGCGGTTAGGACTCGCTCCTCATAAAGAGGCTTTGTGGGTTGCTTTCGCAGTGCCGTTATTGGGGCCATGTGGCCGAGCGTGACGTGGCTTCTCTCCGCTTAATTTTCACTACCGTATTTTCAAAGACCTGCAAAACCAATGACTAAAACAATGATTTCGAGAGTAAAATTGAGTAGAAAATATTTTTCCGCAAAATGTGGATTAAAATATGACAGTAAAAAACGCTAGACAAATCCTCTACAAGTCAATAGAATCAACAACGAAAACGTTTTCGTACTTTTTCGTAAAAATGTTTTTTGATAGTTAATGTGCAAAACTCTAAAATAGAGATTTAAGGTATTTATTCGCTATTGAATCGTTTATGTAAAACATACGACACAGCGCAACAAGACCTGGATCTTCTTCACACTTGTAGTTGTTTACATGGTTGTTGAATTCAGCTTCATTTTTTGATTCAATCTCAACGATTAATTCTTTTAAGTCTTTTACGATTTCTTGCTTAGATAATTCGAAGTAGCTATTCATTTGGTTAGATTTTTGGGACTTAGACACTTACAGGCAGTAAATATGGCAAATACTAATTGAGCTGCATTGGTTAATACACGTTTATGGTTGGTGTTTTTCCCACTACTCAATTGATAGTGGTTTTTGTGTAGCCGTAAAAACACATCTGACATATTAATAATTTTATACATATGAAAACAGTGGTTTTTGAGGCTCAAGTCGTACATAAATTAGTCGGTAAAAAATGGGTTCATGAGATACTTGTAATGCTGCTGCCAGCATCTCGCAGATACAACAAATTAGCACAACTGATACCAGAGATTAAACCATCAGCACTATCAAACACACTGAAAAAAATGATAGCATCAGGCTTGGTCTATCAGGTTGGTTCGCTGTACCACCTGACTGATTATGGAAGAACAGTGGCTGAAATCGTATTTTGCTATATCAAAAGCGTTTATAAGCAGCTCGGGGGTCTATAACCTCTTGTGTAACAGATAGCGCCTTACACTATAGAGAAAGTCTCTACCTGCAGGAGCAAGGGAGTAGATCATGCTTTCCCTGGTAACAAAGCCAGAATTGATTAGGTGTTTCAGGCTGTGCTTGACATAGGTATATGATATCTGATGATGGCACTGAGCAGCATGTGCAACGATGGTGGCAATGCGGGGTGTATTGAGATGTTTGATGGAATAGAGGCAGAAGAGCTCAGCAAAGTTGAGAGCTCGGGGGGATCCATATTTGCGGGAGTATAGATCATTAGCTTTCTGGTAATGGAATATGTACTTCTCAATCTTCATTGGGTATGTGTTTAGTGTAGGGGATCAGGGATGTATAGGTAAGGGTTAAGGGTTTATATTGTCAAGGGGATCAATGTTGGGGATCATGGGTTAAGGGGCTATGAGGTCAGTGATAGGTTAAAGGGGGTTAGGCATGGGTTAGGTTAAAGGTTGGGTTGTGTTGGGAGGAAGGGAGGAAGGGGGGTTGTTGTGGTCTTGCGTATACATGCAGGAACCCCGGCCTCCTCCTCAGCTTTCCCCTGGTTCATAGGCTTCCTTTTCCCTTCTTTTGTCACAGCGTCCGGCTTCCTCTTCCGGGTCAGGAAGGATAAAGTGAATACAGTATTGGCTTTCAGCGTTTCCGACCATTTATGCTACATAAATTTTGTGTGACAATTATCGATTTTGGAATGCCCAAATTGACCCCCACCCGGTCGAATTTCAGCGTTTCACTTCGGTCATCGGCCCAGGCGTTTTTAATATATTACCCCCACTTCTCGTCCACACACAACCCATATAAAAACTCACGGCTTTATGAATAGTGCTGTGGATTCATTACAGGCGATTCTAGGACCTCAATTCTTCTACACTATGTGCAACCCTGTTCCCCAGTGGGGTTGCTTTACACCGCTAGCTAACGATCTAGAGGAGGGGTGCGCTTCGTAATCCTAGTCGATACTATCTCAAGGCAATTAGAGAGGCGTTCCTGAGTTTTCGATCCACCGGCCTAGTGGCTTGTACAGCAAATGTAAACGGCCAACTCTCTAAAATATTTTGTTATCATCAATTGTTCATAAGTTTCAAAACATAATAGAGTGCATTTTATCTTTGCCATCTTGGTTCCACCTGCTAGGGTAGGGGTCCAATCAAAACCCCAAGCTATGTTTATTCCGAGGACGGAAATGTTTAAGCTGATAGCAGGAGCGACAGAGATCCTTCTCTGCCAGGTAACTGGAGCTGCGTGACGTACGATGGGGTTGACGGTGCAGTTTTCTTCGCAAAGGGAATACCTTTTAAGCGAAGCTTTGTTCAGTACTCAAAGATTTCTGGTGCAGTTTAATCCTAGAAGATTTAGTAGAGAATCACATCAGGATTCAGACCTTAGATGCAGGCTTGAGACCATACGTCTGTTTTCATTTCACCCCACCTACAAAGCTGTACTTGCAGAAGACTACTACCATGATGACCCGGAGGTGATGTACAAAGTTGACATGCTGTTGATCAACCGTCACACAGGTGAGCACGAACAGAACCTAGAGGTGGAGATGAAGCGATCCTGGATAGACGAGTTTCCCTTTAGGGACATTCAGTTCCTGCCCAGGAAGAAAGAAAAGTGGGATGACCCCCGGTTCACGTATGGTAAGCCGACTCACTGGGTTTTATACAACCGGGATGTTACGCAGCACCTTGTAATTTTTGACCACGTTATTCGGAATATTTCCGATAAACGCATGGTTAATTGTCAGGTTCGGGGGTTGGAGGAGCTGTACACCATCGACAAATCGTACGCATATTTTGACTATCTAAAATACAATTATGAAAACTAACAAACTTGGCGTAAAAAATAGCCTGGTCAACAACATCAACGCAAAGAAGAAACAAGGCACCTCCAAACCAAAGAGCAAGTCTACCGTTAGTAAGGAAGACTATGCCAAGTTGAAGAAAGGCTGGAAGTGAAGAAGCATACAAAAATTTACCTTGAATACTTTGACTACTCTCTTGAGTGTTTTGTCCCGTGTGAAGTCTGCGGTAACCGTGCCGTTGACATTCATCATATTGATTGCCGTGGTATGGGTGGCGGCAAAACTAAAGACACGATCGAAAATCTGATGGCGCTGTGCAGATCATGTCATCTTGAGTATGGCGACAAGAAGCAGCACCTTGATTTTCTGCGGGAGAAACACACATTAACATTGCGTTAGATTATAACTCTCTAATTTAGCGTCATGATATTACTCCTCATCTCGCTATTCACCATCCAATCCATACCAACCCCTGCAGGATACACGAGAGTCCCAGCAGTAGGATTTGGACAGTACCTCAGGAATTTAGCTTTGAAATCTGACAAGACAGTGTACCTGTACAATGGTCAGAAGAAACAAAACCAAGATGCGCAGTATGCGGTCGTGGACATATCTGTTGGAGACGAAGATCTGCAGCAGTGCGCTGACGCTGTGATGAGGTTGCGTGCCGAGTGGCTCTTCAAGACCAAGCAGTACGACAAGATTGTCTTCAAGAGTGTTCAAGGCAAGTCAATGTACTTTGGCGTTCCACATGATTACGACCACCTGATGAAGCATTTAGAGGTTGTCTTCAAGACCTGCAACAGCTGGAGTCTTGAACGAGACATGAAACCTAAACGCATTCAAGATGTCGAGATTGGGGACGTGCTAATCAAGGGAGGCTTCCCCGGACATGTGGTCATCGTGGTGGATGTTGCCATCAATAAGAGGGGAGAACGGGTGTTTATGTTGGCACAATCCTACATGCCTGCACAAGATGTTCATATCCTTAATGGCGAAGATGGACCATGGTACCACGCCCGTGAAGGTGTTATCGATACACCCGAGTACACCTTCTACAGCAATCAATTGAAGACCTGGTGAATTGTTGATAGCTCTGTGCATATCTACGAATCAAGTCGTAGATGATGTTTAATTTTATGGGGTATGCAATCCCCTACCCGAATAATCGTATCTGTTGAGAAGCGATTCAATGATGAGACCAAGTCAGGTTTCTATGTTGACACTAGCTTTAAGCCGGAGCACCATGTGGTTATATCCGGCCAGGTTATCGCAACCGCCAAGAGGTTGCCAAAGGAATTCACGGCATCCGGATTCTACGACACTGTTGAAGTGGGAGACAAGTTGTACTTCCACTACTTGGTGGTCTTGGATCCGGATTGTCATTTAGGTGAAGACCGTTACATAGTAGATTACTTCCAGGCTTTGGCCACGGTAAGGAACGACAAAGTATATGCCGTTGGCGAACACATCCTCATAGAGCCGATGGAAGAAGAGGTGACCCACAGCACCTTGATCATCCCAGAAATGTCCAAGAAGAAGGAGCTGAACTGCGGAAGGGTATTCGCCTCCAACGACCCCGCCATCCCGGAGGGATCCATCGTTGAGTTTGATGAGCATGGAAAGTTTGAGAATGAGATTGAGGGCAAAAGGCTATTCGTCATGTATAACTCAAACATCATGTATATCCATGAAAAAAAATAAGTACATCAAGCAAATCGCCAATAACCTCCCTGTGGTGGTAGACCAGACTGTGTCCGGTTATTACCTGGAAGATGGAAAGCCGGTGCCTAATATTGTCAGCCATCCGCTGAACCACGAAAGAAGGTTGAGGAAGGCGTATGAGCAATTAGGGATGGAAGGTGTGAAACAATACCTGTATTCAATTTATAATCTACAATTAAAGCACAATGAGAATCTACACAGATTGGACAACATTCAAGACGAAAAATTACATGTGGGAGATAATGACCAAGAACCTGGAGATCAACCTGTTCCTGATCAGCATCACCCTGTCGCTCCCGTTAAGCGTAAAAAAAGAGTCAATAGTTGATTTCAAAGAGCGTTGGATGAAGATTGACCTGGCGTTCAATAAAGCTTTCGCAGAGTTGGAGAAGAAGAAGAAGGCTGTGAAGAAAGATTCGAAGAACGCAGCACCGAAGAAGGTCGTTAAAAAGAAGAATGCCAATTAATGGTTCTGCGATAGAATCCTTATTTGATTTTATGGCGATGTCCAAAGGCTTTGTGGTCTCCGCCCCCCGATCAGACGCATCACAGTACGACAGAATAGTAGACACCTCCAATGGCCTGTACAGGGTTCAGATAAAGGGCAGGAGGGGAAGGGGAGAGAGATCGATTATGATTAGGGTTCACAGGGCAAATAACAAATTTTACACCAAGGATGAAATTGACGTTATCGCCCTGTACATAGAAGACAACAACTCATGGTACTTTATCCCGGTTACAGAATGTAAGTATGTGTTCCGGGTTAACATCCAAAAAGATAAGATTGATCAATTCAAGAACAACTGGTCTATATTCAAATGAAAAGATTCAAGGTAATATACAAGAACCTGAAGAAGGCTTGGGGTTATGCTGACCTTGAAACTAATGAGGTGCACATGGATCAGAAGGCCAAGGGGAAGAAGCACATGGAGATAATCATCCACGAATGCCTCCACCTGCTGTGGCCGGAAGAGTCGGAGGCTGACATTGTGAGAAAATCTATAATGATAACCAACACCCTATGGCACGAGAAGTACCGCAGGGTTGACGATAGAAATGATTTACCACTTCAAGACGGAACCAAATGACTGAAAGATTTATCAACCTCCCGGCATTTATTTATGATGATGGACTTATATGGTTCCATGATCTATACATCAACCCGTTTCAGATTGAGTCTGTTACTGAGGTTGACATGTCCTACACAACCCCCGAAGGGCAGACAATTGAAACCAAGGGTAGCAACATTGTTACCAAGTCCGGTGCTGAGCATGACATCAACATGCCTCCCAATGATCTTCTCATGATCATCGGATAATTCACCCCCTGTTTTACAGGTACTCTAACGCATGCACAGGTAACTTTGTGACAACCCGTACCAAATGATTCCAGATAAAGACTTCTCTATAATGGAGTTTAACCCTCTAATAAAGGGTAAGGTCCTAGAGAAATACCCAAAACTGAAAGGGATACTTGGTGACGCTGAGGACAAGGTTATTCGATACATCCTTCTGATGTACGATCAGCACAGTCCACTGCGACATCACTACCCCGACCTGACCAAGCGCAAGCAGTTTGCTGCAGACCTGGCCGGATTTGATTTGGACAAGGATGATGTGATAGGCCTGTACGAGTTCAAGGTTACTAACGATGAGGGCTTTGAGCCGTATGAGGAGTTGATTCGGCTCACCATGAAGTACCTGAAGTATCAGAACAACATGGTGTGGCAGATGATCGTGAGCAATGAGCAGGCGTTCTTTGAATACAACAAGCGGGTGATGATGCCCGTGGACGGAAGCAGGGACAAGGACATCCTGCAGGCTGTGGAGATCAAGACCAAGATTATGCAATCTATGGATGATATCTACCAGAGACTGCAGAAATACAACAGGGATTTAACCGGTGGTGATGACATGCTAGAGGAAGTACTAACCAAAAAGAAAAGGCTGAGGCCTGAGGAGATAGCAAATGTTCGCCCCGGTAGATAATGGAACTGTTGAAGTCATACAAGGGCTGACCTGCCACCTGCCTCCTGTAGGTTGGGTGTACAATGTAATGACTGGTGAGATTGAGAAACGTGGCGTTTATTCCAGGTCACCCAAGAAATCAGAACAGTATTGGGAGGCTACCAAGCTTCCCAAGGATTATGATAAACTCAGTGAGAGGGAGCAGAAGCGACAGGAAGAGGATAAAGAGTTCTTTGACCCAGTGCTTGAACAGTTCAGGCAGCAGGAGTGGGACCGTAGGTTAAATGGGTTTTGGTTCCGATCAAACGGAAACGATGTCTACATAACCGGACTGCACTACTTCTACCTATGCTATTGGACCCTGGATACCGGACTACCTAAGTACCGTGATACCGACCGTAAGTATTTCTACTTCTTGCAGTATTGTATAGAAGATCCGGAGTGTTTCGGAATGGTGGAGATTACAAAGCGTAGGCAGGGTAAGACGTTTAGGGGTGGCGTGTTTCTTTATGAATACACCTCCCGAAGCAAGAATGCCCAGGCAGGTATTCAGTCCAAGACAGGTTCAGATGCGAAGACAGTTTTTCGTAAGGCGGTTATACAGCCTTTCAAAAAGTTACCTGACTTCTTCGTTCCTGTGTTTGATGCTAGTAAAGGACTTACACCTACATCGGAACTACGATTCTACAATACCGTAGTAAAAGGTAAGAACGCCAACAGGATCCGGGCAGAGGATGAGCTGGAGAGTATGATTGACTGGAAGACATCGGAGGCGATCTCTTATGACGGACAGAAGCTCCATCGATACCTGGGAGATGAGGTTGGTAAGACTACCGAGGTTAATGTATGGGAGCGATACCTAGTAACAAGGTACTGCCACCTAGATGACGAGGGAAGGATTATTGGTAAGTCGCTCCTGACCACAACTGTGGAAGACATGGAGCAGGGAGGTGAACCATTCAAGAAGATATGGGTAAACTCTGACCAGAACAATAAACCCGGGAAGAGGACAGCATCAGGATTATACCGCTACTTCTGTCCTGCTGACGAGACACGTTACTATGACGAGTTTGGTTATGCAGATAAGGAGAAAGCGCTGAATGAGATACTAGAGGAGCGGAAGCTCTTGACAAATGACCCCCGAGCTCTCAGCTCTGTAATCCGCAAGGAACCGCTGAGTTGGGAAGAGGCCTTTAGGATAGACGGATCAAAATGTTTGTACAACGCAATGAAGTTGAACGAACGTCTTGACCGGCTGAGCTGGAAGGATAACCTGACAACCAGGGGAAACTTTGTTTGGGAGGGTGGCGTAAAAGACACCAAGGTGATATGGGAGCCATCACAGAATGGCAGGTGGGAAGTGGTGAAGTTATTTGACAAGGAAGAAGAAAGCAACAGGATTGTGAAACGAGGTGAATCGTTCACCCCCAACAACCATGGTTTTGTCATGGGCGTTGACCCGGTGGATCACAATCAAACGCAGGACGGAAGGCGTTCAAATGGAGCAGGATTGGTATTGCAGAAATTCAATGCTGCCCAGGAACACGACCCGTATAACTACGCATTCGTGTGTAAGTATATATATCGCCCCGAGTCTGTTCAGATCTTCTATGAGGACATGCTGAAGACAGCAGTCTACTACGGTTGCAGGATCCTGTTTGAGAATCAGAAAGTGGGGGTCATGCACTACTTCAACGATAGGGGGTACGGAGACTTCCTTATGTGGCTACCTGAAAGAACACAACCAGGTATAGCTGCATCTCCGAAGACACACCAACACATAGCCGAGCTCACCGAGGCTTACATCAACGACTACTGCGAACGTGTCTTTTTCAAAGACATAGTCAAAGAGTGGTTGGAGTTCGATATATCAAACACTACCGCATACGATGGCGCAATGGCTGCGGGTTATGCATTGATTGCAGACCAAGCCAAGACAGTAAAACAAGATTTGTCAGCAGTACGAGATGTCTCTGACTTTTTTAAAGCACATAAAATATGAATGCTGGTTTTCCTTCACACCTGATTAGTCCATCCGAAAAGGGTAGAGATTGGGTATTACAATTCTGCAAAGCAGCCTGGTCAAGTTTTGAAAATGACAATCCCAGGGAGATGTTCTACCACGCCCGATATCGCTACGAAGTCATTAAGTCGTATGCGATGGGAAACCAAAGTATAAACAAGTACCGACCGTTGTTGGGTGTAGCAGAGGAGTCTAAAGAAGATTGGCTAGCAATCGACTGGAGTATCATTCCTATCGTTCCAAAGTTCAGAAGGATTGCAATTGGTAAACTTAACAAGATTGGCTATAACATAGATGCCACGCCAATAGATGCGCTGGCAAATGACGAGGTTGAGGATTTCTTTGCGAAATCAAAAGCCAAGTTGTTGATGAGGGAGCAGGCTATGAAAGTAGATCCTGCCTTGCTAGAAGATCCTGTACTGCAGCTAGAGCCAAACGAGGCCAAGGACATGGAGGAGTTGGAGATTCAAATGAACTACACGTTCAAGCATCAGATGGCAATCGAAGCTGAGCAGGGGATTAAGTTGGTCCTCGAGCAGAATGAAGCTGAGAAGCTGCGTGAGAGGATTAAAGAAGATTTGTTTGATTACGGTGTTGCAGGGTACAAGGAGTATATCGATTCCAATGGCGCTATCAAGATTAGAAATATCAATCCAAGGAACATCCTGATCAATCACTGCAAGAAGAACGATTTTTCAGATGCATCATACGTTGGTGAGATTATCGAAATGACCATTGCCGATTTGAAGCAGATGGCAGGTAATCAGTTCACTCCCGAGCAGTATGAGGATATTGCCAAGAATGTTATTGGTAAGTATGGCAATCCTAAGGAGTGGCCTTCTTCGTTATCAATCTACAACAAAGGATATGACAAATTCAGGATTCGCTTACTCGACCTTGAGTTATTCTCCGTCAATGAGATGGTGTACGAACAAAGAGTGGATAGGCGTGGAAATAAAATATACGCTCGTTCCAAGTACGAAGACCGGAACAAGCGAAAAGAAAAATATGATAGAGTTGCTTACAAGGTAGTATACAAAGGCAAGTGGATTATTGATACACAGTACTTGTTTGACTACGGCTTGTGCACAGACATGAAGCGTGCCAAGTCAAGCCTTATGGATACTAAGCTGTCGTACCATATCTGCGCTCCTGAGTTCTGGGACATGCGTGCATATGGTATGATGGAGCAGCTAATCCCTATAGCTGATGCCATTCAGATTGCATGGTACAGGATGCAGAACGCCATCAACCAGGCAAGGCCTAAAGGTATCGTGATTGAGATGGGAGCACTTGAGGATATTCCGCTTGGTGCCGGAGGTAAGAAGCTTTCACCTATGAAAGTACTTGACCTATATAATAAGACAGGTACCCTGGTGTACAGGAAAGCTGATGCACAAGGACGCATGACCAACTATAAACCAATTGAAGAATTGGAGAATGGACTAGGTCGTGACGTAATGAACTACTACCAAATCATACAGAACCACATCCAAATGTTGCGTGATATCACCGGCATGAACGAGATGACTGACGGTTCTACTCCTGATCCGAGGACGCTGACTACAGTTGCTAAGCTTGCATACGAGGGTACCAATAACTCTCTTGCCCACATTATTAGTGGCGAAAAGAAACTGTTGGAGTCTTTGGCAAATGCCATCATCCTAAGATTACAGGACGTTGCTGCTGTGGGTGGGGTTAAGGGTTACGTAAGATCTCTTGGCGCAAACACCATGAGGTTCTTCCAGGTATCACCTAACCTAGCGCTTCACGAGTTCGGGATATTTATAGAAGACAAACCAACAGATGAGCAGAGGGGCATGCTGATGCAACAAGTCCAAGCAGGACAGGCAAATGGAATGCTAGATATAGAGGATGCTATCATCATACAGAATACCGACAACCTAAAGGTTGCTCAGCAACTATTGGCGTATAAGATTAAGAAACGCAGAGAGCAAGCACAGCAAGAGGCTATGCAGCAACAGCAGCAGAACGCTGAAGTTCAGATGCAGTCGGCTCAAGCTGCAGAGCAAGCCAAGCAGCAAACCTTGCAGGTGGAAGCACAGGTTAAGTCACAGCTGATCCAGGTAGAAAAAGAGCTTGAAGGGAAGCTTCTTGAAATGAAGTATCAATACGAGCTTATGCTTGAGGAGATGCGCCAAACAGGAAAGCTGAAATCAAAGAAGATGGAGAACCGTGGTAAAAAGTCTGTTCAGAAACTGAAGAACGGAGATGTGGATGATGAGATAGAGGATGATGAGATGCCACAGATGATGCAACCAATGCAGCAGCCAATGCAACAACAAATGCCGGAACAAGAAATAGAACAGGAAGGGGAGATGTCATAACTATCACCCCCTAAATTCCATTGTTTATCCACATTATAGAAAAACCTTTGCGTAATCAAACTAGACCCTATGAACGAGTTCGACTTTTCAAGCGCAACCCCTGATGATTTTAAGACAGCAGGAGCGCCAGCATCTGAATCAGTAGCAGATTCAGTATCAAAACCTGCAGAAAATGCAAGTTTTGATAATACTGCAGCAGAGACTGCAGCACAAAAAACTCCTGAGCCTGCGGCAAAGGTAGATGCTGACTATAAGTTCAAAGACGATTTCATTAAAGGAGTCGTTGAGTTCTATGAAAAAACTGGTGACATCACACCGTATCTGCAAGCCAAGTCAATGGACTTCACAAAGATGACTGACGAGGAAATCATGAGACGTGATCTTCGTGAGCAGTATTCTGAGCTTTCTGATAAAGCCTTCGACAAGCTTTTCAAGCAGGAAGTCCTAGACAAGTACAAATTAGATGCCGATGAATGGGGCGAAGATGAGGCCGAACTGGGCAGAGAATTGCTCAAGGTGCAAGCATCCAAGTCTCGTGATAAGTATCTTGAATGGCAAAAAAACTTCCAGGCCCCGGAACCTGGCAGTGACAACACCCAAGAACTGTTGCAACAGTTTGAGGAGTCTGTTAGAAACAACGAAGCAACTCGTCAGCTCCTTAGTGCTAAAAAATTTAGTATTAAGAGTGGCGAAGATGAGTTCCAATTCGAGGTGCCAAACGCAGATGCGATGGTTGATATGACCATTGATAATGATAAGTTTTTTAGACAGTTCTCACAGGAAGAGGGCCAGCTAGACTATAACAAATGGTATAAGACCGTTGCTTATAGTCAGAATCCAGAAGTGTTCGAGAAAGCCTTGATCAATTTTGGTAAAACCCTTGGACGGTCAGAGGTGACTAAAGAGATCAAAAACCCAAGTACTTCCCTTGGAGATTTGCCTACAGAGAGTTCGGGGGACTTTACTTCCGGATTGCTGAACGCATTTTTATCCAGGGGCATCTCAAAATAATTTAAACTTTTAACAAATGCCTGGAACAATTGGCGGGATTCAAAAATCCTACGTTTCTTCAGTGAACTTCCTTGATCAAAGGGAAATCCTGAATAAGATTCTCGACATCACAAACGAAGAATCTTCTTTCTTAGATATTATGGAACTGACAGGTCGCTCTGAAGTTAGCTCTGTCCCTGAGTACCATCATTTCGTAAACGATGAGCTGTATGTATTGGCAACTGTTACCTCTGGTGGTGCTGTTGCTGGTGATACCCTGACTCTCGTAATCGATGCTGACGCTTTTGCTTATGTGAACGTTGGTGAGCAAGTTCTCTTCCCAAGCGGTAAGGTTGGTATCGTAACTGCTAAGAACAGTGGTACTAGCGCAATAACCGTAAAGAATGTTGACGCTGCAGATGGCGACTTGAGTGTTGCTAACGGTGGTAAGATTTCTTTCTTCTCTAACGCTGCCGGTGAAGGTTCTCTTTCTCCTGATGCTAAGAGGTGGAGCCCTACCAAGTATGCTAACCAAGTTCAGATCTTCAAAGGTAAGTTCTCTATCACTGATATCGAGAAGGCCTCTAAGGTTGAGACTGAGTTCAATGGTAAGCCTTTCTACATGTATAAAGGTCAGCACGAAAGCTTGATGAAGTTCCGTAACGACATCTCTGCTGCTATGATCTTTGGACGTAAGAGCTCTAGCAAGTTCTCTGACTCTTCTCCTTACTTGGCTGATGCTGAAGGTAAAGCTATCCAAACCACAATGGGTATGGATCAGTATGTAACTTCTATGGGTAAAGACTTGAGCACTGATGTAACTGGTGTTCTTGACCTTGACGATTGGGGTAAGCTGACTCAGAACCTGAATAAGGATCGTGCTCCTTTGACTTACTTCCTCTTCTTGGGAACCTCTTCCAACATCCTGTTCGACAACCTGTTCAACAACCTGGGTAACTCTCAGCTGTTGTCTCAAGGTGCTCGTTTCCAGATTGCTGGTAAAGAGTTGGATCTCGGTATTGACACCGTGAAGATCTACGGACGTACCTTCTACAAGAAGTACTTGCCTATCCTTGATCACAAGAACATCGTAAACTTTACTGGCGGTTATAACGCTAAGGACAGTATCTACGGTGTACCTGCTGATAAGATCAAGACTCAAGACGGTCAGATGGTTGATCGTATGAGGGTTCGTTATATGGCTGGTGACGGAACCGATTTGAAGTATCGTGAGATCCTTCTCGGTGGTCTGGCTCCTGTTCCGACAAACGAGCGTTCTGTACTTGAGATTCACTACGAATCCGTACAGGGTCTTGAGATCCTCGGAGCTCAGCAAACCTTCAAGTTGAAGACTGTATTCTAATCTAACAGGGGGTGGGGTAATACCTGCCCCCTTCTTTTTTAAACCAAACCATAACAAATGAAGAAGACAAAATTGTTCAACAATCTGTCCCCTGAACTCATTGAATCTACCAAGATCAAGAAAGGGGAAAAAGTTGTTTATAGGATTCATAATATCCAAAGGAATCCAATGGACCCCACAAAGTGGGCATTGCCATCTGTAAGATCCATTCCTCCTGTTGATCAAATCTATGATGAGAAGAAGCAGGAGTTCGTTGACATTGCTGCTGTAAGGGCGGTTACTGCTGACGGAGACCATAGTTTCCATGATCTATATTTCTACGGAAGCCAAGGCGGAATGCTGGTGCTTATGGGTGGAACAGCTGCTCACCAGGAGATGCACAGCTACCTCAGCTTGTGTAATTACAATGCATCAAATCCAAACAGAGATACCACTAAAGATGCCTTATTTGAGCTCGTTGACGAAAGCGTAAGGAGTGAGAAGGAGCGTAAGAACCGTAACCTGAAAAGGGAGGCTCTTAATGTTGCTTACGATCTCACTGCTGACGATGTTAAGAACTACATAGCAGCACTTGGCCAGGATGATACCAGGCCTATGGAGGTTATGAGAAATGAGCTCGAGACAATGGCTGATACAGATCCAAAGGGATTCCTTGATTTGGTTGCCAATAAGCAAGCCTCTATGAAGGCTGTGATTAACAGGGCGCTGAGCAAAGGTGTACTAATATTTGACAGCGAAAGCTCTCGTTATACCTGGCCAAATGGAGAAGCAATTCTTACTGTTGCCAGGACTACTGGTTCAGAGCCGGTAGAGGAATTGGTCAGCTTCTGTGTAAGTAGCGCTAAAGGTGAAAAGGTTTTTCAAACCATCCAGTCTAAGGCGAAAAAATAGTCTCTCGTTTGGTTTTTGTTTGGTGGACCCGCCCTGAGTTTTCTAGCTCGGGGCTTTTTCATAGTGCGTTTTTTAAGGATGTGGAGAATAAGTTTTGGAAATTTGCAATACTATGCCGACCGTACCCAGTATATCCTTCAACGTCAGATACGATCTGACTGGTGCCCCCACACTTGTACTGACAGATGCGACTACATTCCCTGTCGGTGCAGTAGGTATTTTTACAATTACACAGCCGGACGGCTACGTAAGGACTGGTAACTTTGCTACTCCTGATATTACCAGTTCGGGGGGCACTCTTTCTACAGGACTTAGACTCAGTTCAACTGGCGGTGTCCAGTGCGGAACATACAACATAAAGTACGAGATCAGGACCACTGACCTTGTGATCAGTACGTTCACTAGGAACTTCGTATTCCAATACGAACCTGTTGGATTGGTGATGAAAGAGAACTTTGATGTGTTCACCCCGAACCTGTCGTATTCGGATAGTACTATCTACACCGTTCCCAACTACAGCAACACTGCTCCTACCAGACTGTGGACAGCTGTGAGCATCCCTACGGGGACCAAGACAAGTACAACTGCAGCGATCAACCTGCAGCATAACGGAAGCTATTACGATGCAGTGTACACGATTACACTTGCATCTACACTCACATACTCTCACCAGACATATGCATGGTTAAGTATACAGGAGACAATCAGTAAAACGGTTACAGCTGAGGCGTGTACCCCCGAGCCGATTGAAGACCTGATCCCCATGATCGAGGTGTTGAGACAGAAGTCCATTGAATGTAATGGCGACTTCCCTGACTTTGAGAAAGCTCAGACACTGTTCAGTCATTTGACTGACATGCTGAGAGTCTTGCTGATCGGGGGTGCTACTCAAGAAGGAATCTATGACGTGTACGAGGACCTCATGGCGATCCTGCGCAATCACGTTCCATGTGTTCACACTAATCTACCAATACCTCCATACGACTTAGGAGACTATGCAGTCTCTCAGTTTCCTATTGATGCAGCGTTCTGTCAGAATGTTGGCGATGGAGTTAATACGGTTTACAGTATTTCACACAACCTAAACGATGACTGTGTTCTCGTTCAGGTGTACGAGGTTACGAGCGGTGCTCAGGTCCTAACGGACGTGACTATCACTAGTAACAACTCGGTGAATGTATCCTTTGCCACTGCTCCTGCCACTGACGCTTACAAGGTTGTAGTGCATTCTGGTAATGGAGGAATGGTTGGACCGGGTGTCGCTGCAGGTGGAACCACTGGTCAGTATCTTAGGAAGACTAGTGCTACTGATTACGATACGTATTGGGACACTCTCAATGCTGCAGACATTCCAGATCTAAGCGCCACGTACATGACCAAGGCTGTGTATGACACAGACAATGACGGCATTGTTGATGACGCTGAGAAGATCGCAATCATTGCACGTAACAGCACAGGATCTACAATACACAAGGGCAAGATTGTTTACCTGCAGGGTTCCACGGGAAACAGACCTAACATTCTACTTGCACAGGCAAACTCAGAGGCTTCTTCTAGCAAGACCTTTGGTGTGGTTGTTGAGGATATCGCACACAATGCAGACGGTCAGGTAGCTGCTATAGGTACTCTTCACGACTTGGATACAAGGAGTAATGCTCCTCATCCGTTCACTACTGATACACTGCTTGATGGAGACAAGGTGTGGCTGTCTGCTACAGACGCAGGATACATAACAAGGACTCCTCCTGTTCAGCCTAACCATACGGTGTTTATAGGATTTGTTGCTAGGACTACTCCCAGCTTTGGTAGGATTATCTATAACATACAGAACGGTTTTGAACTTGATGAGCTGCATAACGTCCTCATCACATCTGCAGCTGACAAGGATATTCTATACTACGATTTGGCTACGGGTCTTTGGAAGAACACAGCCAAATCTGGGTGGCTCGGGGGAACTGCTTCACAGTTTGTGAAGGGTGACGGTACGCTTGACAGCAGCACATATCTGACAACAGGAACTGCAGCGTCTACGTATGTGGCGCTCGGTGGAAGCTATTCTAATCCATCATGGATTACAGCCTTGGCATGGTCTAAGATAACAGGAGCACCTGCATTCTTGACAACAGAAACCGATCCTATATTCACAGCACATCCTGCTTTTGGAATCACAGGAACCAAGATATCTAACTGGGACAGTGCTTATGGATTCACATCTGCCTTCCCATCTCAGTCCGGCAACTCAGGTAAGTTCCTTACTACTAACGGTAGTGCTCTGTCATGGGCGGATGTTGTCAGTGGTGTGTCTTCGTTTAACACACGAACTGGCGCAGTTACACTGACATCTGGTGACGTTACAGGAGCATTGGGATATACACCAATAAGTACTAATATCTATACTGATAATGGTACGTTGACTGGGGATAGGACTATTACAATGGGAGCATTCACGCTTTCATTTGAGAAAGATATTTTTGTTAATAATAATAGAGTCGGAAGGGGTAATGGTAATGATTTTAGAACTGTTGTTCTTGGACAATTAGCTGGAAGCTCTACAACAACTGGTAACCAAAATGTATTTGTAGGATTCAGTGCTGGTAATTTAGCTACCACCGCTAATTCAAATGTACTACTAGGTGCATTTGCAGGTAGAATTATTGACACTGGATCTGGCAATACAATTGTTGGACACGTATCAGGATACTCTTTGACCAGTGGCACTTTCAATACTTTTATTGGTCGTCAATCTGGGTTTGGAATAACCACTGGAATCCATAATACAATAATTTCTACTATATCAAGTGGGTCTATTGGTATAACAACTGGTTCATATAATACGGTAATAGGGTCACAGGTATCTGGTCTTACTGCAACTCTATCCAATAACATCATTCTCGCAGACGGTCAAGGCAATATTAGAATACGTGCATGGGATACTGGTAACGTAGGTATCGGAACCACCACCGATGCAGGGTATAAGTTGGATGTGAATGGAACGGCTAGGGTGAGTGGGGATGTTACATTTGATAATGCGGTTTACTTTAGAAGCACAAATGGTAATAATAAGTTTACAATTGCAGCAAACACAGGATGGATTACTCAAATAAGTACAGGAAGCTGGGGTTCTGCTGCAGTAAAGTTTGGAGATGGGCAATTCGCAAACATTTTAATAGGTCAGAGCGGAGACAGTCCAACAGGTGTTGCGTCTTTAGATTTAAGGTCAAATGTATTAGGACTCTACTTAAATAGAGGTACAATTGCCACGATGCCAAATCTATCAGCTTGGCAAGGCGTTACACTATCTATTATTGGTGGAACGGGGTATACTAATGGAACATATAGTGGAGTAGTTGCAACAGGTAATTTTACTGGAAGTGTAAACGTAAGTGTTACGGTATCAGGAGGTATAGTTACAGGAGTATTTATATTCGGAGGAGAAACAAAAATTCAATTAGGTGAAACATTTACTGTTCCTGCTGCATCTATTGGTGGAACAGGAAGTGGAATGTCATTTACTATTACTGCTATAAATAACTCAAACCCTGCATTTACATTCTACAATACCTCAACAAATCTTTTGACGTATTGGGATGGGCGGAACTATGCAAGTCCTATAGTGTCAAAGTTAGACAGAGTTCTTATTGGTGGCATTGGATTAGCAAACGCAACGTCTATACTTGAACTATCTTCAACCACTCAAGGCTTCCTTCCTCCCCGTATGACCACCACACAGCGTGACGCTATTGCATCACCTGCCACTGGTCTTGTCATCTACAACACCACTACACTTGCTGCCAATGTTTACAATGGAACTAGTTGGGTAGGAATGGGTGGAGATAACATTTACACTGCTGATGGTACACTCAGTTCAACTACTCGTGTATTATCATATAGCGTATCTGGAGCTAATGAGAATAAATTAATCTTCAGGAATACAGGGGTTACTGGTGGTCCTAATGATGACTTTATTTTCCAAGCTTCTACCAATACTGCACCTGTATTACAGATATGGAATCCTAACTATGGAGGGGTACTAAACTTGGGTGCTGGTTCTGTAAGCTTTGGTGGCGGTAGGTTAAACTTAGCTACAAGCGGTCATGATATAAGAATGCAGCCGGGTGGTGTTGAGACTGCACGTTTCTTCACCTCTACAGGGAATGTTTTAATCCAAACAGGTGGCACATTTACAGACGCAGGTTATAAGCTTGATGTGCAGGGGACAGCGAGGGTGAGTGGGGCATTATATACAGGTACTACATCAAATGTAGGTATATGGATGCTTACAGAGACTGCAATAAGAGGTACTGCTACAACAGGGGGCAATTTGTATATTGACGCAAACTCATCACTTGATGGCACAGGAACAATTCATTTAAGGGGTCTTGTTAATTCAGGTAGATTAACTGTTAGTGGCAATTTAACTGTTACTGGCGCTCAGATATTTGTTCCTTTCAATGGAGGATTAAGAGTGAATCAGGCATCTAATGGTAATCTGTTTTTAGATGCAAGTTTAGATTTTACTGGAAATGTATTTGCAAGAGCAACATCGTTTGTAGTTGAATTAGCTGGAGGTGTTCCGACTACATTTGCAAGTGCAATAGTAGCATTTAATTCCACAACCAAAGGCTTCCTTCCCCCTCGCCTCACAACCACAGAACGTAACGCCATCACCTCTCCTGCAACAGGACTACAGGTGTACAACTCAACCACCAATACCAATGACTTCTATAATGGAACTGCTTGGGTGAGTAATGCTGCTGGGAATATTTACACTACTGATGGGACGTTGACAGGGAATAGGACTGTTACAATGGGCAGCAATACGCTTTCGTTTGAGAAGGATGTGTATATAAATTCACAAAGAATAGGCAAAGGTGCTGGCAATCAAACTTCAAATTTTGCTGCTGGTTCACAAACATTAAATGCAAATACTACTGGAAATTTTAATACTGCGGTAGGTAACACTGCATTACGAGATAATACAACAGGTAGTTTAAATACTGCGGTAGGAGTTTCAGCATTGTTAAGTAATACCGATGCATTTGTTAATACTGCAGTTGGTGCATCAACATTTATGAACTTAAATTCAGGTAGTGGTAACACTGCAGTTGGTGATGATGCTGGAAGATATTTTACTGGGTCTGCTTCTTTAACTACTGCAAATAATTCAATATTTATTGGTAGAAGAAGTGCTGCGTTAGGCAATAATCAAACAAACCAAATTGTAATTGGAAACGATGCAACAGGTCTTGGTTCTAACACTACAGTAATAGGTAACAGCTCAACAGTAACCTCTGCAATCTATGGAAGGCTACTTTTGGGAACTACTACCGACAGTGGTTTGTATCAGCTCGATGTCAACGGCACTGCGAGGGTGAGTGGGATGCTAACGGTTAATAATTTAGATGGTACTTTTTCTGTCAATAGAACAGGGTCCAATGGCAGTAATTCTTTGACAATATCTCCTTCAAATGGAACTCCTGCAACTGCAAGTGCTCAAAATTCAATCGCAATAGGTGCATCATCACAAGCAACAGTTGTTGGTTGTATAAGTATTGGTAATGGTGCTACGGCAACTGGTGAGGCAGCAACTGCTTTAGGTTCAGTTGCAGGTGCTTCGGGTGTTGCTGCAATAGCAATAGGTTATCAATCGGTTGCTGCTGCAAATGAATTTGTTGCAGCAAATTATTTCTATACTATTCAAAATGTATATTTTGGTAGTGGTAAGATTAGGAATAGTCAAGCAGGTGCAGGAACTGCATATACAATCAACGGAAGCGGTGCAAATGGTACGAACTTTGCAGGAGGTAACATAACCATCGCAGGCGGTAAAGGCACAGGCACAGGAACAGCTGGTGATATTATATTCTCAACTGCTACATCCACAGCATCCGGAACTACACTACAAACATTAACAGATAGGGTCTGGATAAAGGGCGAGAACGGTAACGTAGGTATTGGTGCTAGTCCGAATGCTGCTTATAAATTAGATGTCAACGGCACTGCGAGGTTTACAGACCATATATACATTGCAGATACCAAGTCATTGTATGGAGTAGGAACAACCTATAACATAAACATATCTTCAACAAATGGCATTTACTTTAGAGATGCTACTGCTGATAGGGCAGGATTGAAAGCTGATGTATTTAGATTTGAGAATAGTGTTTATACCAACATTGGTACAAGAGGCTTGCTTATTGGTTCATTTGCAGGTGCTACTAATGCATCAGCACTTCTAGAAGTAACTTCTACAACCAAGGGTTTCCTTCCGCCTCGGATGACAACAACTGAGAAGAATGCAATCGGTACACCTGCTGCTGGATTGGTGGTGTATGACAATACGTTAACAGCGTTGAATGTTTACAACGGAACATCTTGGGTGACATTGGGTGCTTCTAGCGCATACAGCGTAGCATCTGTCACTACCACATACTCAGAGACAGCAACATCAGGAACTAAAATCATTAAAGCAGATACAACAAGTGGAGCATTCACGATTAATTTACCTACTGCTGTGGGTAATACAGCAACAATCATCATCAAAAAAGTAGCTGGTTCGGGGGCGTTGACAATAGACGGAAACGGAACAGAAACAATTGATGGTGGTACAACAGCAACAATAAACAAGGTGTATGAATCTATTACACTTATATCTGATAACTCAAACTGGCAAATAGTATAACATGTCATATAACCCGAGTAACCCGAACGGACAAGCAACGAGTGCGAATAGTGCGCCAGTAGTAATAGCATCTGATCAGTCAGCAGTGCCTATCTCTGACAACGGGTCAAGCCTGACTGTGGATGGTAGTGTCACCGTGAGTGGTACTGTTACCGCCAACGCAGGTACTGGTACTCAGAACGTATCTGTCCAGAACGCATCCATCCCTGTCACTGACAATGGTGGGAGTCTGACTGTGGATGGTTCTGTGTCCGTATCCAACTTCCCTGCGACTCAGCCAGTGAGTGGAACTGTAGAGATAGGATCAACTTCTCTTGCTGCACTTGAAACAATCAGTGTGGCAAACTTCCCTGCGACTCAGCCTGTCTCCGGAACTGTTACAATCCAAGACGGTGGCAACACCATCACGGTTGACGGAACGGTTGACACTGAACTCCCAGCAGCTGTTGCTCTTGGAGATGCTACAGCTAACCCTACTGCTCCTCACATTGGATCTTGTATAGAAGGTTTTAACGGGACAACTTGGGACAGATTGAAGACTGACACTGCCCTTGCTGGTAATGGCGCTAACGATACCGCTGTCGGTATACTCGCTGCAGGAACTGGTCCGGGATTCTCAATAAGGGTCAACCCTGCTAACCTAGGTACAGCTGCCAACTCTGCTTCAACATTTAACGTTGACGGAGCCAACTCGATTACAGTCGCAATAGCAACCACAACCACTGGTACGTTTATAATTGAAGGTACTGCCGACAATACCAACTGGGTTACCCTTGAGGTGTTTGAAGGAAGTCAAGATATATGGGTGAGCGGTCAGAACATCACCCCCACTGCAGGAAGGGTTTATCAACTTCTCACACAGGGATACAGGCAGGTCAGGTTGAGGACTGTCACCACCTTGGGTGCAACTGTTTCTCATTTCGTGACTCTCAGTTCTGCTCAGCAGTTCCTTGGAGGAATAGACACAGGACCTGCCCCACATAACTTTGGATACACGATCATACACAGAGATGGTGAATACGCCACTCAGCAGACGGGTGTTGCCCTTTGGACTCCTGCTGCAGGAAGAAGGTTTGCTGTGAGCAGCCTGACCATAACTACTGGCGGTACCACTGCTGGTATTGTGACTGTATGGCAAGGAGCATCGGGGGATACTACCTACAGTGCAGGTACAGACCCTGCCATATTCAGAGGTGAGTTTGCTCCTTCTGCCAACTCCAAGCCGGGTGTAGTAAAAAGCTTTACAGTTCCATTTGTATCGACAACTGCAGATCATGTGCTCAGGGTTACGACCTCTGCTGCTATGACTGTGTACGTTCAGGTAGATGGATATGAAATATAAATAACATGACAAGAATTATTGAACTCTTTGAAAAGGTGGTGATCGGTGACGAGGTTCACCTGATTGCTGAATGCAATGACTGGGAAGGGGGATACATTGTTAACCATCTGTCACGGTCACCGTTTGTCTATCCGGCAACGATGATTGATGACGATATTAAAAACGATATTCAGAACGGAGCGTACTCAATCTACTTCTACTAATGGCAACATTCTTTGGTGTAACCGCTGTCCCTGTTGATGGTGCTTCTGCGGTTAACGCAACAACCACCATAACAATCACTCCCCCGGCTTCGATGCTGGAAGGGGACTTGGTGGTGGTGTACACTCAACAGAGGGGTAATGTCGCATGGACGAACAGTACCACTGGAGGACAGACTTGGAATAACGTGGGTAACTCTACCGTTACCTCTAACGTCTCCATGAATACGTTCTGGGCGAGGTTCAATGGGACATGGGCGGCTAACCCTGTGTTCACTAATACTGGCGGTACATGTACGAGTGCTGTGATGATTGTATTCAGACCTGACAACTCAACCAACGACTGGTTCACTGAACAGATCTCAACCACCACTGCAGCAGCTGCTGCTACGATTACGGTTACTGGTGTCACTCCTGCTAACGGGAACAACGTGACCATCGCCTCTTGGATGACAGCTGACGATAACACATGGGGTACGCTGTCAGGGACTAACTGGACTAAAGGTACTCTGTCTGCTCAGTACAGGAACACATCCGGTACTGACCAGTCTATGACATTCGCCTATCAGCTGCAGGGTACTGCTGCTCCTACGAACAACGTATCTCAGACTCAGTTGACACTGGGTAACGATGCGACTAACTGGAGGAGGATTACGTTCTATGAAGCTGAACCTGTACTGGGAGGGTTTGACCCGATGGGGACAATGGGATTCTTTGGATTATAAAAAACTAATATGAAGGTACTATCGGATATACTACACAAGGCTGGGATACTTAAGGAAGGTGCTGAGGCTTACAGCTCGGGGGGATACTCAGTTGTTGTAAGAAATGCAACAACTCAAAGGTTTGAGACGGTAGCTTCAACTGCGTTTGCGAATATCTATACTTCAAACGGAACCCTTACAGGGAATCGTACGGTAACCCTGTCTGGTAGTTATCTTGATATTGCTGGAACAACAACCACTAGGTTCTTCTCAACTGGCAACGTAACGGTCGGTGGTACTGTAGATGCCGGATTCAAGCTTGATGTTAATGGCGAGATCCGTGGTGTGAGTAGAGTTTCTGCTTCGCTTGGTGGTCTTACAAACAACTGCCTATACACATACATATCAAACCACTGCGGTAGTGCTGGTTATATTGGATTCGGGTTTGTAAACACTACCAATCCAGCGCTAGCTGATTCGGTGTTTGACATCTATCAGGGTCCTGTAGCTGCACCGATTGCCAACCTTTTTAACATCAAGCATTCTCTTCTGAATGCAAGCTATGTTCAGCCTCAGGCAATCCTAGGCATCACTACCACTATAAATCAGTCTGCTACTGCTACTGGCGATATCAGGGGGATCTACTATAACCCAACGGTGACAAGTGTGATAGGTAATCACTATGCATGGGAGTCTACCTCAGGTAAGATCAAGGTATCAGACCTGTCCGGTACCGGATCAAGGATGGTAGTTGCTGACAGCTCGGGGGTATTATCCACATCCGCTCTACCTACATCTACTAATATATACAACAGTGATGGTACACTGACAGGGAATAGGACGGTTGCCTTAGGTGGTTATAAGTTATCTGTAGGGGTTCCTACGACAAGCTTCGCTTCTGGCTCATTTGAATTGGGCATTAATGCTGCTTCTGCGTTTAGCCAAGTAATTCACAACACTAATGGAGGAGGTGCAGGTGCAATTGTATTTGGCGCTAATAATAGGTACATGCATATTGGTATGGCTGGAACTTCTCTAGCTTGGCCTGTGAATGGTGCGGCCTTTATACATAACACATACGCAGATTTATATTTCACTGGGGGTAGTTCTGGACAACCGGGAACAGGAGATGTTATCATGACAATGTTCCGCTCCACTAAGAACGTCACCGTTGGAGGAATTACAGACTCCGGCTACAAGCTTGATGTGCAGGGGACAGCGAGGGTGACAGGAGCTGTGCGAGTAGATACGAATGGTTTTAACAGAACTGGAAGTGCAGGCTCAGGTTCAATATCTATTGGAAATGTAAGTGGTTTATCGACTGCAACTGCTGATGGTAGTATTTCTATTGGGTCAACTTCAAGTGCCACCGGGTTAGATTCTACTGCATTAGGTACTGAAGCAACTGCGTCATCTCAATCATCTATTGCGATAGGGAGAGGTGCAATTTCAAATGGTGTTGGAGGAATTGCAATCGGAGTTGGAGCAAGAGCAAGTGGAACAGAATTAGTAATCGGTAATCGTTGGCAACCTATTAATGAAGTATTCTTTGGGACTGGTAGCAATAGGTGGTCAGGTAATACACAGTTTGCTGGAGATGGCGCATCCTGTGCAATCAACGGTAGCGGTGCATTTGGTACAGACTTCGCTGGTGGTAACATTACCATCGCAGGTGGTAAAGGAACAGGCGCAGGTACTCCCGGTGACGTTATAATCTCTACAGCAACAGCAACAGCTTCGGGAACAACCCTTCAATCTCTCACACAGAGGGTATGGATTAAGGGCGAGAATGGGAATGTAGGGATTGGTGCTAGTCCGAATGCTTCTTATAAACTAGACGTAGCAGGAACAGGCCGCTTCACCAACATGCTGTCCGTAATCACCACAGGAACAACCAACGAGGTTGCCCTGTTCAAGTCCACAGAACCATACATAACAGTCGAGGCAGCAGGTGGTTCTAACTCTGCATCCATCTTCCTCAAGCCTTCAACATCTAGTCAGAACGCAACCATCCAGAACAGGACGGGTGGTGGACTGGAGTTCTATGTGAACGCAGACTACACCAACGCCAAGATGACCATCAAGGGGACAACGGTTAATATCAGAAGTCTTCCAACCTCGGCAACGGGACTCAGCTCGGGGGATATATGGAATGACGGAGGAACACTTAAGGTAGCTTAACAATTAAACACAAATACAATGGCAAAGCAAATTCAACCCGTGTCCATCTGGACAGCATCAGGAGTAAAATCAGCAGAGCAAATCTCTGCAATCATCATCAACGACAACCTGTCAAGTTCCGCCACCTTCTACTATGAATTGAAGGCAGCTGACGTGACCACCCAGGATGGGGAAGGTAATGACGTGGTAACCCCCGGAGCATCCCTGCAGAACGGAAACTGTTCTATGGGCGGTGCAGACTACGAGAACTGGGACGACTCTAACGATGCAGCCTATGCGTTCATCGCAGACGCTATCGGAGTCACCATAATCTAGGGGGTTTTTTTGGTATGTATTGCTAAAGTCCTTAGTAACTTTGGCTAAATATTTTACCATGTTAGATTTTACCAAACAATTAGTAGGATTAGATGGCATCGCTGTTAAGGACATTGACGACAAAGAGGTAACCCTCGGCAAGCTTTTGTCCGGTCAGCTGGTATCAGCCAACAAAGGAGACGCATTAAAGCTTTTCACATGGGCGCAGAAGTGCTTCAATGGAGAGAAGCTGGAACTGGACCCAAGCGATACCGCAACTCTGAAGGAGTTCATCAAGAGCAACGAGCAGTTGACGGTACTTGCTAAGGCTCAATTACTTAGCGTTTTCAAAGATTAATTATGGCGAATACAGTCGTTGAGAATAAGATTAGAGCATACTTAACCCCCGGTCTGATAACATGTTTCGGAGTAGTCTCTTGGACATTGATCGATGAGATACGCACTGACGTGAAGTCGCTACTAGCGGCAAATGCTGAGGTGCAGGTAAAGATCCAGAATCTTGAGAAGAGGATGGATGGGTTAGAGAATGTGGTCTACTATTCTCAACGGCTGTTCGCTATTAAACCTGAAGAAATTGAAGTACCTAAGCGTAATAATTCTCGTTAGTGCCATCTCCTGCAACCCTGTAAGGCAGGTGTTGAAGGACCAAGTCAAGTTTGATCAGGTTGCCGAAGAGGTTATTCGCAGGGGTTACTGTGCAAACGATACTACTGTTATTACAGAACTTAAAGATACTGTCATCTACAAGGACAGCCTGGTTACGGTGATTGACTCCGTACCGTGCAAGGATTTTGACAGCACCATAAGAGGTGCCAGGATTTCGGTCCGCTCGGGGGTACTAACCTATACAGCAAAGGACTCGATAGTATACCAAACCAAGACCATCACAAACTCAATACGGGACAAAGCTCTTGAGA